GTCGCCGCCGGTTGATGAAGTGGAGCGATTCACTTCTTGAGATTTTAACCTCGCTCTTATTTCAGCTAGTGTAGCCATAATGTAAGCCTCCTTGTGTGCCTATGTTTGTTTTGTTTGCCTAAATGTACATTAGACATAAAGAATAATATACACAGTTATTTATCTGTTGTCTATGGTGAAATTTGGTATTATATACCGGATAACTTTTTAATGATTGCCAATTCGTCTTCTTTTACCGACTCGTTGGCGCTGGCAACGTTTTCTGCGGCAAAATCAAAATCTTCCAATTGCATGCCGGCCAATTCTATGGCGTCCTTCAATGAGTATTCCTTGTCGCCAACCTTGAACTTGTCGCCGGGTTTCATGCCTGCTGCCTTGGCCTTCTGCACTGCCAGGGCGAACTCATTGCCCTCGGTCTTGGCACCTTGCTTGGCTTTTTCGTCACTATACTGTTTTGAAATAGTTGCGTATTCTTGTGGTTTTAAGTCAGTTACTTCTTTGTTGTGTGTCTTTTTCAACCAATCACGAAATTTATATTCAGCATCAATCTGGCCCTTGTATTCATTCTTCACCGATTCTATCAATCCCAAATCGGCCAATCTGGTTGTTATCCAATTTATAGGATCTCCATCTTTGGCGTTTGAAGTGCCATAGGGCATGTCTCCAGAATTTACATAATAATCCAACAAATCTGAATACAATTCTTTGTGCTTGTATAGATCGTCTCCTGATTTAAATTGCTTATAAGCATTTTGATGTTTATTCAATATCTGCTGCACATCTTCTATTTCGTCAGGTTCTTCCGCGTAGTCTCGAAACTGCGGGCTCATGCCCACGTCTGCTGGCTCATCTCTCTCTTTCACTGTGTCGGATACTTCCGCCATGGCCGGTTCTTTTGCCTTCATGAAATCTTTCTCGTTGGCCGTGACCGCATTGGTCAGCGCGCTGTGCTCCGCCGGGCTGTAGTAATTTTTTGCCGCCGGCATTGCCAGCATTTTCAACACATAATCTCTCACTGTCTCCCTGGCGCAGGCGTCTGGACCTTCCTTGTCTGCTAGGTCACCCAGCTGATCAAATAGATCATCATCATCAAAACCCAAACCCTGCAGTGTTGATACTGCATTTACGGCTTCGGTGCCCACTGGGAAATGTTTGCTCATTAGATCCTTCACTTTTATGAAGTCCTTGCCTGCATGGTCCTCGTCCGGCAGTGAGCTGATGCCCTCATTGACCTTTGCCTCTATTCTGTTGGTCCAGTTCTCGAAAGGCTGTGCCAAATCTTCCTTGGCCTTGCCCTGCCTGTCTTTTTTTGGCATGAACTTGCTGGGGTCCTGTCTCACTTCGTCCCTGTAGATTGGATCTTGCTGCATCTTCTTGTAGTCATCGATATATCTCTTGGCCAGTTGTATGGCGATTTTTTTATTTTTCGTGTAGTTGGCATCGGGCTTGAAGAACAGCGAGCCCTCGTTGCCCATGTCGTCGGCCACCTGGCTGGCGAAGTTGGCTATCCTGTCTTCTTCATCGTTCCTGGTCAACATTCTCGAAGCTATGTCAGACAGTATGGAGCTCAACATGCTGTTCTTATTTGTAAATTTAGTCAATGACAGCATCTTATCGGCTGCGGGATCCGCCCTTAGCACTAATTTTTTTTCTGGATTGGCAAGGAATGACTGCACCATCGCAGATTGATCCACTGGAGTGGACATCTCAGCATCTCGGTCATCATACTCTTTCATGATTGAATGGATCAATGGTAGAGCTGATTCTATTTTATTATCAAGATGCCTCAACGTAAATTTTTCTCTTAGACTGTTTCTGGTAGCATCATCTAACTCAGCTATTGTGGTGGGTTGGAAACTTTCTTTGGCTTTCATGTAGTGACTTTGTTTGCTTAAATTTTTTACATAACTTCTCATGTTTTCTAATTTAAGTTTACAGTTTTCTATGATGTCACCCACTGAATTATTCAACTGATCTTTGTGAGAGGCATATCGGGCAAAGCTATTAAGTTGTGCTATCTGTTCGCTCATCTTTATTATATGTTTGCCAAAATCATCGTGAGGTACACCTCCATTAGCTACATGTCTGGCCATTGCCCTTGCACCTGCCAGATGTTTCATTGGATACTTGAATCTTTCTCCCTGCTCATTTTCTACATATAGGCTGTTAATCTGTCTGCTTCTTGAGCCTGGAACATTTTCGTCAACTGCTTGTGAGTGTCTTATGATCAATCTAGTTTTATCTGTATTTTCGTATGAAGACTTTTTGGTTCCTGTGAGACCTTCTGCAACCGGAATTCCAGCTAGTTCTGTTAATCTGCTTAGTTCTTCTGACATATTATCACTTATATTTACCGTTTGATTCACATCTGCGAGATTCTTAAAATCTTGTTGTGTAAGGCCGCTTTTTGTGATATCTCGCACGTCAAAAGTCACCTGGTGTTGAACTGCGAAATCTTTGAGTTCTTTTAAAAAACTGTACCAATTCGCTTTGGCTTCGTCGTCTATCTTTTCAACCAATCCTCGATTGTAAAAAACTTTCATATTTTCACCATCGGCCAAACTGATGCTCACTCTACCAAAATTATCAGAATTTTCACTGAATTCAAAGTCGAAAAATACAGCTGATTTAGGATCAGCTGTGACGTTGCCCTCGCTGTCCCCTAGTTTTATATTAGAGAACTTGCTGCGGATTTTGTTGAATAAGTCCTGTGATGTTTTGGGCTTGATCATACTGTATTTATTATGAACCTAGGTTGGCAAATATGGGCATCGGCGCAGTCCATTCTGTGGTTCTGTCGGTCCATCTTTCAAATATTTTAGGGTCGAATGTGGCCAATACCTGCATCATGCGGGTCATCAGCAAGCATGCACTTACCAAGTCATCATGCTGGCCTGGCTTGCCTTTGTAGGACACGCCCGTGGCCACGAAGTCTTTTAATTCGGATATCAGTGGCTTGCTGTTGAGTTTCATCTTATTTAATTCTACCAATTCCTTGAACTTGGCGCAGGCCGCTATCTTGTGTTTAGCGGTAGTGTTAAAACCTCTTCTGAACTTTCTTCGATGCCCTTTTCTGATAGGTTCGCTGATGAACTGTCCATGTATGTTCTCCTCACCAATGTCCATCACTCTTAAGAGTGCTGCTTCTCCCAACGTGTTATTTTCCATGCTGTAGAAAATGCTGGGTGTCGTGGTGGGGCTTTTTTCAATGATGGTGTCATAGATGTGCTTGGTGATTGCCTGTAATATTCTTACCTGTTGATTGGCCGGCGTGGTGTTATGATGCCATTCCGCCACCTGCTCGAACGTGGGCAGCTCGAATACCTGAATCGCAGCGAAATCTCCACCGGTGCCCAGGCTGGGATCCAACGCCACCATGTAGGTGTTGCCCGGCGTTGGCGTCTTCCACCAACGCACCTGACCCATATTGATCAGGGGATCTCGTCCTTCCAGCTCTGCTAATCTAATACTGGAGATTAATGTTTCGTCAAAGATCAAGAACTCGCACTCGTGTTCTCTTCTGAATCTCTCCTCTCCGATTCTGCTTCTTTCCGTCTCAGCCCATTTCTCGTCTCTGTCAGGATGCTCGCTCCAGTGGGCCTTCATTGCGTAAAAACCATTGGTGCCCACGACCTTGTCAACGCCGTAGTCATCAAATCTCTTGCAGGCCTCTTTCCAGATCAATGCAAATTGATCTTCATCGGAGTTTGGGGTTGAAGTTATAAGGCACTTACCACCTGTGGACAATGTAGGAGATAATGATGTCCAAAACTCCTTGGCCTTTTCTGGCGGTTGCACGAAAGCGAACTCGTCGCAATAGATAAGAGACAAGGACATACCTCTGCCGGTGTTTTCTGTTGTGGTGGTGGCCATTATCTTGGAGCCGTTGTCAAACTCTATGGAGTTTCTATTGTATTGTGTTACTCCCGCCTTTATCCATGATGGCAATAGCTCGTAGGCATAGCGTACCCTGCTCATGATGTCCGATGCACCTTGATACTTGTGAGCGGCTATTAGTATTTGTGAATCAGGTTTGAACATAGCATACCATAACAGATAGCCCGAAGCGCAGGTGGTCTTTCCGGTCTGTCTTGGCAGCATGGCTATGCTGAACCTGTGGTTGTTATAAGCTTCTACCAATCTCTCCTGGAACGGATAGGGATCAAATTTCAATTCTCCTCTTGTGGGGTGCTGTATTCGCATGAATTCCCGCATGAAGAAAAGCGGTCCACTTCTGAGATCCATGCACTTTTCCAGTCTTATCACTTGATCAGCTGTGTACTTGTGTTTTTTGTGTGCCTTTTTTATTTGGTCACTATCTAACGATATGTATGCCATGGCTATTATTTAAGTTTGAACCAATCTGTGGCGTTGGTATATGAAGTGGCACCAAAGCGGTCCATATGACCCACTTCCAGGCTGTGTATCACTGCTTCGATGTAGTCGTTCCAGTAGTCCACGAACTGCTTCATCCTAGGGTATCTGGGCGGCACGTCCAGGGTCTGCCACCAGAACTCCTGCAGTATGTTTTGATAGTCCGGCATCTTATAAACCACCTTGATGGAGGTGTATCTCAGCCCGTCAGAATATCGTCCAAAGAATTCCATAAAAATATTTAGTGGGGTCTATAATGGAATTAAACCTGGTGTTATTGGCCCCGGGCTACTTCTTCGCCTGCTCTTTGTCCTTCAGCGCTTTTGTCATGGGCTCGGACTTGTTGCCATCCTTGTCCACGTCCAAGAAATCTGGTTTCGAGTTGGCCGCTTCCTGATAGGTCTTCTTGAAACTCTCGTACTGCGCTCTAAGGCTGTTTGACAGTTCCTCTTCTGAGATCTCAGATTCTCCCATCTTGATGGACATGGGATTGTCTCCACCGGCCGCCTTGATGTAGGCGCCTTTTGCTCTGTGCAGATCAGTGCCGCTTGGCACCACTGCTTTCACATCGCTGTATTTTTCTTTTGGCGTGTTTGCGAACGCCTCGTCGGCCTGCGCATCTGTTGGCACTTCTTTCGGAGCTTCAGGCTGATTGATCATGTCTTGTCCAACTGGTCTTACTCCTGCCAATTTCAGCAACTGCATCATCATGCTGGCTTCTTCTGGTGAATCAGTGGCTATCATGATTGACTCGTTCATCTTATCTTTCTTCATTTTCTTCTCCTCATGTGTTATGCCCAACTGCTTTTCTATCTTTTCGATCTCTTCTTCCGTTTCTGAAGGATCACCTGCATAGGCGTTGGCCATTTGTGCATTGTATTTGTCTTTCAAGTCGCTCAATTTTTTCTTTAGGTCAACATTAGCAGCGTCCGCCTCGGCCATCGCCACTCCTGCCGCTGACATGAATCTTTGCATGTCGAACCTCGGATTGCTCTTGGCCATCACGCCCGCTATCATCTCTGCTGTCTCTTTGCGCTTGATTGGGTCCTCGATCTGTTTAATTGTGTCGGCGAACAGCTGAAAGTGCTGTCGCGTCATGGTCTCGTCGATCTCGCCTTCATTTTTCTCTATCGACTTCGCGATGTCATGCGCTTTCTCAATGGTGGATTTTTTTAGTGGTGGAGTGTCTCCTGTGGATTTCATGGCCTGCGCCATTCCGATCGCATACGGGCTCTGTGTTTTCTCTGCTACTGGTCCGTTTGCTTTCTCCACATTGCTTATGGCGTCCTTGACATCAATTGATGGATTGCTTTCCTGAATCTGTCTAAGTCTAGATAAGATATCGATCATGTCCATAAAATTATTTTCCTGCTGGATCTGGGTTGCCTTTTACTGGCCCTTTATGAGCTGCTTTGATCGGAGATCCAGAATTTTTTTTATCCACTTCATTTTTCATCACTTCCTGTTCCACTTTAGGTTTTTCAGCAAATTCCGTTTGTTTTCTGGCTTTGAGTAATTCTTTTAATAAACTTTGATTGGCCCGATCCCCATACACCTCATCCGCTTTGACTTTTGGAGCATCTTTGTATTCTATATCATGTAACATAGACTTATATTCAGATTTTTTTTCCGCCCTGGCCTTTATTTCTTCCTGGTATTCCTCTGTTGGCTCTCCCGGTTTTCTAATTACGATTTGGTTGTCATGTAAACGCATGCTGTCAGCTATCAATGCTCTCATTTCAAATACTGATGCCGGGTACAGGGTGGTCAATTCAAAAATTGTTACTGCTTGATTTTTGATATGGGAAAAATCCAATGGCACTTCCTGTATTGGGGTTTTTTTACCTTTTGACAGAGACTTTACTTCATATTTTCGCAGTGCTGTTTCCAATTTAGAGCCAAAATCTTCGCTTATATCACCAGCTATTTTAATTTTGTAGTGATATTCCTTCGTCGATTCTGCTAGATATTGTTTAAAGTTTGTCATAATGCTGTATTTAGTCTTTCTTCAGCAGTTTCTTCATCAACTCATTGCGGTCGCTTATTATCATGCCCTCACTTTCAATCGGTTCGCTGATGTCGTCCGAGCCGCTTTTGTCAATTTTGAGTTTTTTCAGCTGTAATTCCACCATGTGTAATTTTTTATCGATTTTTTGTGATTTTGCATCTATAGCATTGCGCAACATTGAACTTGCCACTTCAAAAATACGTCCTGAATATCTGCTGTCCACGTTCATGCCCAGATCCATGAGATTTTTATAGCTCTCTTCGGCCTCCATGGCCAGCTTATCCAGCTCGAGATCGCTTAATTCGCCCAAACCCTTGACCTGCGGTAATGCTGCCGCAATTTTATCGAATTCTTGATAGGTTTTTTCCAAGGCCTTTGCTGTCTGGGGATCAACATTTTTAGGAATAGTGTGTCTTTCCTTGTCTTCGCGTGATTTTTCCTTGGCATCCACCTTTGCGAATGCTTCTTTTACATTTGGTAAATTGAGTATATCTTCCAGCTTGCGTGTCATTTAAGATATTTACTTGCGTTTCCCTTGATGGAATAATTGTTCCTCGCTCAGAACCCGAAAGGTTATCCTATTTTGCTTCGCATACGCAGAGGCAGCCTCCCATTTGGCTCGATTAATCACAACTTGTGTCTGTCTTCCAGTGCTCTTACCAGCCCGTTCCATGGTGGCTTGATTCATTGGTTTGACTTCTACCAACTCTGCGTGCTTGTTGCCGTTTTTATCAACATATACTAGAAAGAAGTCTGGCACATAGATGGTGTATTTGCCAGTCAAAGGATGGCGATAAGGTATCTTTATGGATTCGCTTGCCCACTGGTAGACATTTGGGTGCTCATCACACAGTCGCATGAAAGAGTGTTCCCAACCACTCCTATACGTTGGAGCTTTTGTTCCCACGTACTTGGCAGGATTCTTCATCAAGAATTTTCCTTTGGCGAATTTCATCTATGCTTTGATGTTTCTGGATACGATATCTCTGCTAGTTCTGCTATTCCTTACTCCCAATCGACTGCTCTTGTATCTATTGGCATTCAAAACCACTGTGAGCAGTTCATTCAATTGGGCTGAGTCGGCCCTTGTTAAGATATCTAGCATTTGTGCCACTGGAATAGAATCTATCTTGGCCTGTTGTAAGATTACGTAAGCAGTCTCTTCCGCTGGTTGTCGGTCAAATCCTCTTTTGACAAAAAAACCTACAGCGATATCATAATCATTGGTGCTGAATTCAAATGGCTCAACATACTGTGCCTTAGTAAGATCGTCGATGGTTTTTTGCAATCTATCTTTTTCTTTTTGTGGTAGGTTGGTGTAGAATTCTGCCATTATAATCCTGCTCTTTCAGCGACGATGGCCACTTCGTTGCCCGCTCTACTGATCCTCACAAAGCCATCATTGACCAATTTTGTTGTGTCGGTCAACGTTCTGCTTCTATATATTTTTTTGACGTCATTGGATGCTGCTGTATATTCTATCTCGCTTTGGCTGATAGTAAGACCTTTTCTTGACCCGACCTGTTTGTAATAAATCCCTGCTGCCACTTTATCTTGTGCCACCAAATTGGTTTGAACGAGATTAAAAGATTCTGTTGGCGAGAGGTAAAGCCTAGTGTCTAATACCCTAGTTGGGATTACTTGGTTGTTAGGATTGCTTTGATCACCTAAACTCTTTGATCGTGCCAATGATGGGGCCGCGGCAAGACCTGCCACGGCCAGAGCGCCGATGGAAAAACTGCCCACAGGATTGGTTACTGTGCCAGCTTGACGGGCAATATCTATCACTCCCTCTTTCACTATGCCTTTCAATTCTTCTTTCACTGCTTGTTTGGCTTTGATCTTTTTGGCATTGTTGTAGGTGTTTATGGCTCCAAGCACCGCTCCTAGATAATTGCCCTCTCTTACGTTGCCTATCACAGATCCAATGCCATCCACGATTCCTCCCTGCCCAAATATAGATGTGGTGCCTCGTCCCAACACACTGAGAGGGGAAGGTTCTTTGTCATAATGCAAAGTTGCGAACCCCGGCACAGATACCGGATCAACCTTACCTGCTGTGTATATGACGGTCTCGTAAAACAATTGCATGGTGTTGGTCAACAATCCTTGCCCATCTGTTTGATCAAGATTGTCATGGCTGAAAGATCCAATGATTGGATTGACCAGAGTGAATCCGCTGAAAGTTTTTTTATGCAACACAAATATTTGCACTGATTTAAGGAATGGTTTACCTCTTTTTTGTGAATTGTCCATTCCGAACTGTGTGACCGTTTTTCTATTGGTGTCATGATACATATCATCTTTGGCAATGTCTACAATTTGTGTCCTGTTTATAGATTGTGAATCTGCGATGTTGTACTCGTAATAGGCCTTCCAAAAGGCATTCACGGTATCAGCATGATCATCATGGAAAACTATGTTCACAGGATTATATTTTATTCTTGTGCCCACATAGACTTTTTTATTGTATTGCAATCTTTCTTCAAGATTCATGTCATACTTGGGCAATTCACATGACTTGACCAACATGTTGAGTTCCAAACGTTCATTTGTGCTGAACGGCCTCACAGGTATGGTATTATCGATATTGAACACCACATGGAATAGGAATTTTTGTTTGGGTAGTAATCTAAAATTGTCGTCTATATATAATCTACTGGCGTGTTGAAAATCCTTCAATCCAGGAAGACCGTTTGAGAAACCTTTTAAGAAATTATTGATCTTTGGCATACCTATATTTATAGTCACAAAAAAAGCGCCGTTAAAGGCGCTTCTTTTGCTATAAATGCAAATGTTCTATTATATACCGCCGCCTGTGCTTAATGTGCCTATGGTTCTTGTCACCCTTGTGCCGATTCCTGTGCCTTGCGGAGTTTGTACTGCGTTGTCGTATCTTATGTTGAGGCTGATGGTCACTGGATCGCTGGTGTTGTAAGCCAATGTGTTGTAATTCACTGATTCGACATAGGAACCATAAAGTTCCCAAGTTTCTAGTATACCTGCTGTGGAAGCACCATTACCGCCATCTAGCATTTCAATTCTAGTTGTGAATTTGTAGTCAATACCAGAAGCTGCAGAGGCTTGCTCAAAGAAATCAAATTGTTTCTGAATTTGTTCTCCCACTAATTTCGAAACTGAATTGTTGACGTCATCTCTCAATGTCAATGCGATCGGTTCCCAAGTGTGTTTACCAGCTGCATATACTTTAGAGTTGTAAACATCTAGTGTGACAGTATCAAAAGTTAGGTTTGGTCGTGTCACATCCATTACTTGTTTGGTGATTTCTGATCTTGGAGTGGACACCCCAAAATTCTCGAGAACCACTCTGAAACGATACTGTAGTTTTGGCATCAACAAACCTTGTGATGCTGAACTCTGATCGTTTGCCAAAGGTACTGTAAATTTGCTTAGTGTTGAAATTGCCATATATTATACTCCAAGTTTCGCTATTTCACCTGTGTTTTTAATTCTCAACGGTATGTAGATGAACTCTACCGATTTCACAGGTTCAATCGCTATGTCCACATACAGTTCGTTTCTGTCTATTCTAGCAGCAGTATTGTTACCCTCGTCACATACTACTAAGAAGTCATATAAAGCTCTCTTACCCACCAATTCTAACAAGAATGAGTCGATAGCTGATTTGATTTCATTTCTTGTCAAGGTATCGTTGGGTTCAAAAATAAACGGCTGGGCTATTCTGTCTAATTGTGTTCTTAGGAAAACAGTCAATCTTGCAACGTTGATTCTATCCAGAGATGAACTTCCGGCAGCTTTTGTCAGGTTACCAAAATTGACGATGCCGGCTCCTGCGAATGCTGTGATTGGATTTATTTTCACAGTATGCATGCTGTCTCTCACAGATTCAGTCAAGGATACTGTTTGAAATTCCCCTGTAGTAGCATCAATGTATCCTACAGATTGTGCATTGTTAACCACGCCTCTTCTAGTACCAGCTGGTGCAAACCATGGGAATCCCACATTGTCATTGTTCGCTAACACTCTCAGCATCATGTGACTTGGTGGAACCACGATGATTTTTCCTTTATTGTCTGTGGTTCTTCCCGATGGATAAAACACTCCCATATATTCACTGGAAGTAGTCAAGCCATCTTCACCGTTGTCTGCGGCGTTGGCAGAGTTGTTCGACCAGTTAGTGATTGCTGTTGCCGTGCTGGCCAGTCTGAATGGAGTGTCCCCCAATATGAATCCAGTGTAGTTTCTGTCGGCATTTAGATTCACCATTTCAGAAATCAATTCTGGATATCCAGGACAAGCGATGAGGTTGAAGCCTCTTTGGTCTTCTCTGATGGCCTGGTTGGTATTGATCTCTGATTTCAATTGTTGTACAATTACTTTTCTCACAGCTTTTCTGCCAAATGTGCCTGAGCCATCCGCGTTGTTGGCGTTTTTGGTCACCCATCTATCTTTGAAATATGTGGCCACGCTCTCGTTGCTGTTGAATCTTGTGTTACCTTTGCCGCTTGATCCAGATCCTGGATATTTGACAGTGGTTATGTGATTGTTTTTATATTCTTTCACGTTGAAACCAGACCTTCTGGTGTTCCATAGCAGCATACCTTTTGGATACAGTGCTGGATCCGGAGCATCAGGATCTAAGAAGTTATCAGACAGAAGATCTTTGATGCTGCCAGCATCGCCGGTTCCGCCCACTGAGTTTGAATCAGTTCTTCCTGCCGCCTTGTTCCACCTTGCATCGGCAAATAGTATGCCGGCTCCGGTGGTTTGATCACTTTTGTCTATCAACACAAAATCTGCACCATCTGCTAAGGTGGTGTCATATCTGTAAAGTTTTGGATAGTTTTCTGTATCACTGGAGTCAATCCATAAGTCACCGTTCACCAATGCAGTACCATCTGACTGTGTGGTAGGTTTCGTTGCTGTCAATTGCGGGCCATTGGGGTCGGTAGTTGCCAATGATCCACCTGATTGTGAAGCGGTGGTTCCATTTTTGTATCCAACGAATGTTGTGCCGTTGTGTACTAGGATGTCAGCGTCTGTGCCTGAGTTGTACCATAAAGTTCCATCTGCTGGTTCGTTGCTGGGAGCAGTCACTGAAGCTGTGTAGCTCAAGCGCTTCCAGTTAGAAGCCATCACTGTGGCAGGAGCTGTGGAATCTTCCGTAGCACCAGCTGGGACGTCATACAAATTGTCTACCAATGTGCTTGAATTTGCTGTGTAGGTTCCGTAGCTGTGAGCAGCCGCAGCGCCGAATCCGGCATCTGAAAGTGCAGTGCCCGAATCCACGTCAAACATTCTGAAGTCTCCACCTTTGTTGTGTGTGATTTTAATAAAATTATCACTAGTAATTTCCGCCACGATGTTGACGAATCCCGCACCATTGATAGCCGCAACGAAGTCAGTGTTTGCTGTGCCACCAAGTGTCACTGTTTCTGATTGTTCTTCCAACGCTGCTTGTCCCACTATTGATTCAGCGATCTTGATTGAATGACCTGCTGTGAAAGTGGCTGCTGCGGTTTTAGATATGATAACGGTTTTTCCGCCTTCATATCTGAATACCTGGAAATCTGCCAGGCTATCTGTTGTGTCGAACGCGCCTAGCAATGATTGTTCGGTGACGTTGTATTGGGTGTAAAGTGTTCCTGCAGTGATGCCAGTGCCTCCACCAACAGGATCGATTCCATAGATGGCTGCATGATTGTTGGAATAGAAAGGGGCATCCACTTCCGAGAATGCTTTGGTGGCTGAGTTGTATATTTTGATTACTACGTCAGCGCCCGCATTTGGAGTGGTGTATTTGAACCACACTGACCCAGTGGGTCTGTCTTCTTCTGCAGTTTTCCATAACGGTCTATTAATGTGCGAAGCTTGTAAAAATTTTGCATTAGCGCCAATGGCCGTTTTCCACGCTGCACTGCCCACTTGCACCCAGGTATTGGACGTTGTTTTCAAATAAATCTTGTTTGTGACATGAGTGGTGTTGATAGCATATTGCCCAACAGTGCCAATCGATGTTAATGGAATGCCTGTAGATACACCACCAACTAAATTATCGGTCGATGTGATATAGATAGGAGTGATTGTGGTGAATGATTGATCTGTTGCCGACCATTCGAAAATCCCAGGGACTATTTTATTTAGATCTAACCAATAGGTGCCGTTGGTTGGTGCTGATGTAGGAGCACTAGTAGAGTCCACCAGTTGACCTAGATCAACATTGGCTCGTAGTACGAAAGCTCTGTTGGCAATACCTAGAAATGAGTACGCTGCTTGTAGACCATACTCATTTAACTCATAACCATTCCGAGGATTGCTTGATGCATCTGTGAAAAATTTTGGATCTCCAAAAGTCTCAGTCAGCTCTCTCTGAGAAGAGATCAAATAAACGGTGTTTGCATTAGCACTTTTTGTGCCTGCTGCTGTGGCTGTGCCTGCTCCGTTCAATTTGTCTTGAGCAGTTGCTATGATTATTAAAGGCGTGGACGACGCGTCTGCTGGAACGTAGAAACTTTCGTCTAAAACTTGTATTTCTACGCCTGGTGATGTTAATGCCATTGTTTAGTCTCCTTGCAAGTATATCTAGACTTATTTAGCGTTGTGAATAGTTTTTGCGGCGTTATCTTGTCATTTTTGGTGCCTATATAGGGCACGTAAATAATGCTATGAAAAGACCACTTTGTAAAACTTGTATGAGTAATCCCAGGGCTTACGGCTATCGCAAACAAGAAAAAATCTATTGGCGTAGCCAGTGTGATACCTGCATACGTAAACAAAAAAATCTTAAAGTTACTGGTGCTTCTCGTTGGTTGCTTTCTGGATACCGTAAAAAGGCTCGCTGCGAATTATGCGCTTTCAAAGCAGTCAATGAACAGCAAATGGACGTCTTTCATGTGGATGGCAACCGGAACAACACCAGTGTGTATAATTTGAAAACCATCTGCGCCAACTGCCAAAGATTAAAAAGTACCCAAGAATTGGGATGGTCTATTGGTGATTTAGAAGTAGATGATTGATCATATGATCCACCTGCGTTTTTAGCGTCGCTAAACTGCCGGAGTTATCTATCTCATAATCAAATGTTTGTCCGATCCAATCCCACTCACTTTGATGCACTGTTTTTTCTTGCATTTCCTCTTTTGTGGGTATGGCGCCTCTTTTGATCAGAACAACTTTGCCTTTCAATGCCTTGATGGTTTCTATCTCATTAACAAATCTTGTGTCGCTGAGCACTATTTTTCCACCATTGTAGCGAGCAATAAATGAATCGATCCAGATGCTGTCATGGAAATGTCCCCGCATCACTTCTGTGCCCCAATACTGTAAAATGTATCGAGGGGTCACCGGCTGGTTGAGTTTGTTGCTCCAATAAGGATCAACTCTCTCCCTCCACATGCGACTCTCCTGTGTGGCTCCTTCCAGCAGTGCTCGATCCCAACCAAATATCACGCTCACAGCATCTTTTAATGATTTTGCGAAGCTATCTCGTTGAAATCCGTGATTACTAACCAAGCATTCTGCCACAGTGTCCTTGCCAGATCCTATTAAGCCTACCAATCCTATCAGCATAGGATTATATTATAGTTTTTTTATTCTTTTTGCAATCTCTTGTTTGACTTTTTCCACGGTTTTTAATATTTGCTTTCGCATTTCGGATCGATCGGCCACGCGACTCATATTTTCCAACGCGGTGACCAACTCTTCTAATTCTTGGAAGGACAAATCTTTTATATTTTTGATGCCTGTATAAGCCATAAGCGATTTATTTAATCTGAAGTTTTAAAGAATTAAAAGGTAATAAAAAGGATTAACCAATTATAAAACTGGTTGGTTTTCCGCCATCGATAAACAGTGCAATCTCCTGGTCCAGTTTCTCCATCATGGCCATGCCATCCTGCCGCAACGTTTCTCCATTGAGGGTGGTCCCTCCCTGTGGGCCGTTGATGGTGGCAAACTTGCCTCTGGCCTCGCCGAGCATAACCTTGCTCACCGCCAATGTGTAATCTCTAATCCAGGGTTTACTGTAGATGTCGTTAAGCAACACAATGTCTGGTCGGAAATTATCAGTGTGCAAAATTACCCTCTCTCCGTCCACTCGTGGGCGTTGGGTAATTGTCAATGTTTTAGTTGCGTTATCATAATGGAATTGAATGAAGGAGCCAAACATTTTGCCAACGAGCTCCTGGTAAGATGCGAAAGCATAGTAGGTGGCCAATCCGCCCACAGCACCTGCTCTCAATAGATAGGTGTTGGTGTATGCTAGATTGAATGGTTCGAATAATGTGCCTCCCTGTCCATCACCTCGTGACCCCACTGTAGCCCTTCCAATCTCTCTGACGTTGATGATCTCGTCTGGCAAGATATATTTGTTTTGATTTTGTATGAGATCCAAAAAGGCATAGCTCTCCTCTACTGAATTGTTGGATCTCTGCCTATACCTGTTCACTGCTCTTTCCAGTGCGATTTGATAGTGTTTTGGGTCCAATTCCACCTCAATCATACCGTCTCCCAGCATGGTTTTTACGTAATCAAAAACTTGTTGCTGTGCTGTTTGTAACTCTGACATATGGATATTTATGGCTAGATGCTTTTCCATAAATATGGTTAGTATGCCACGTTTATCAATATACAAGCCAGAAAAAGGCAACGATTATAAGTTTTTTGATCGCAATATAAATGAGATGTTCCAGGTGGGAGGAACTGATGTTTTTCTACACAAATACGTTGGAATATATGATCAAGGAGAAGAAGGCACCAAGGACGGTGATGCTAGCCCCACACAACCTCATTACAGTGGCAGTAACTTGAATGAAAGAACTATACAAGATTTGTTATTTTTAGAAAATAGAGATAGAAAATATGACAAAGACGTATATGTAGTGAGAGGTATCTATAACGTGCAGGACACAGATTTCAATCTCAGCCAATTCGGCATGTTTCTGCAAAACGACACCCTATTCTTAACTGTGCATCTGAATGATGTGGTTGAAAGATTGGGCAGGAAGCCCATGAGCGGAGATGTTATAGAATTCCCGCATTTGAAAGATGATTACAGTCTAGACGCCAGCATTCCCATTGCACTGAAAAGATTCTATGTTGTCGAAGACGTGAACAGATCAGCAGAAGGATTTTCTCCAACTTATTGGCCACACCTATTGAGACTAAAATTAAAAACGCTGGTGGACAGTCAAGAATTCCGTGATATCATAGGTGATGCTACCACCGCCGGATCACTTGCCAGCTATATGAGCACTTATAATAAAGAAAGAGAAATTAATGATGCGATCATAAATCAGGCCGAAGCGGATGCCCCAAAATCTGGGTTCAATTACAAGCAATTTTATGTGACTCCTATAGATGAGAGAGGCAACGTAAGGCTGGACGGTATAAATTCCAATGCATCAATCTCGTCTAATCAGCCAATTAATGCTGTGCTGGATACTCCGGCCAGCAGCCATTATGGTTTTTATTACAACGGCGATGGCATTCCACCCAATGGTTATGTTGCTGGAGCGGGAACCAGCTTCCCAACATCCAATGTCAACAAGGGTGATTATTTCTTGAGATTGGATTTTTTGCCTAATAGATTGTTCCGTTTCGATGGGGTGCGATGGATCAAGGTAGAAGATGCTGTGAGATTGACCACTACCAATACCAATGCTAGAAACACATTTAAAACTGGTTTCATTAACAACAGCAGCACTGCTACGATCAATGGCTTGACAGTTGAGCAGAGACAATCATTGACAGATGCTCTGAAACCCAAGGCGGATAATTAATGCTTCATTTTTACGATGGTCAGATAAGGAAATTCGTGACTCAGTTCATTAGAGTGCTGAGTAATTTTTCCATTGAGTTGGGCAAGGGCACAAGTGGCCAGGTACAGTTGAGACAGGTTCCTGTGACCTATGGTGACATGACGCGACAGGTGGCCAACATTATTAGGAACAACAGCGAGAATGCGCTACAATCTGCTCCCAAGATTGCTTGTTACATCTCAGCGCTTGAATATGACAGAGATAGAATGCAAAATCCTTATCACGTAGAAAAACAACATCTCAAAGAAAGAAATTACAATGAGGCCACTGGACAATATGATAATGCCTTAGGTGCTGGATACACCATAGAAAAAGTTATGCCCAGCCCATTTAGATTGACAGTGAAGGCAGACATTTATACCACAAACACTGATATGAAATTGCAGATATTAGAACAAATTCTGTACTTGTTCAATCCGGACTTCGAAATTCAAAAAAGCGACAATTATATCGACTGGACCAGCTTGAGTTATATCGAATTGAAAGACATAAATTTCAGTTCAAGATCTATTCCTGTTGGAGCCGAAGTGGAAATTGATGTGGCATCTATGACTTTCAGCATGCCTATTTGGTTATCTCCTCCCGTCAAAGTTTCCAAATTGGGAGTGATACAAAAGATCATTATGAGCATCTATGACGACGATGGAGGCATCACCAAAGGATTGATTGACGGAACATTAATATCAAAATCTTATGTGACTCCAAATAATTATGCTCTATTATTGACCGGCAACCAATTGAGAATATTGGGCAGCACGGGCATAAATGTAAGCTCGGGCGGGGATGGTTTCTATACAGGGGCGAGAGAAGCAACAACGCTAGATCCTTTCGAGACATTTGGTCCCCCAATTAATTGGAATATATTATTAAATCAATATGGAAAAATCACTAATGGATTGAGCCAAGTGAAGTTGACACAAGATAACGGCAATGAAGTTGTGGGCACTATATCAGCGTCTCCGCTGGATGAGAGCATTTTATTGTTTAATATTGATTCTGATACCATACCCGCCAATACAATAGCTTCTGTTAATAAAATTATAAATCCATTAACATTTGATGCGAGTGCTACTCCAGCCAATGGCACAAGATTCCTTATTACACAGGACATTGGGGACAGCACACAATATTGGCCAGGAAATTTGGATGCCCAGGCCAATGATATAGTACAATACAACAGCTCAACTAACACATGGAGCGTGGTATGGGCAGCGGCTGATTTTGATTCCACAGTAGAATATGTCACCAATCTCAATACTGGAATTCAATACAAATACAACGGCACAAACTGGGTAAAGAGCTACGAAGGGATCTATATTGCAGGTAAGTGGACGCTTGTGCTATAATTTATAAATGCAAACAAATATAATTTGTTCTGGAGCGTTATTCTACGCGGTGAATACCAAAAGATTTTTATTCCTGCAACGCAATGATGAAAAAACCCGTGGCATGTGGGCATTGGTTGGTGGCAGGAACAAATACACTGAGAGCGCTTTCGAGGGCTTGAAAAGAGAGATACACGAGGAGATTGGCTACACAGGAGCCTTCAAAAAAGTCATACCATTGGAGCTGTTCACCAGCAACGATCAAAAATTTTTTTTCAACACCTATGTGATCTGTGTGAGCGAAGAATTTTTACCAAAACTCAACGGTGAACACAGCTCATATGCGTGGTGTGCGTTCGAGTGCTGGCCAAAAAACTTACATGCTGGTCTCAGGAACACCCTCAATAATAAATCTATAAAAGGCAAATTGCAGACTATTTTAGATCTAATTGTATAGGTCCGGATACATTTGGTGCAGGGCGTTCCGATCTATCCATGGGTACCAATAGGCAGTCACCATGTCGATGCATTTGTACACATGGTTCCAATGGCATTCCATCCACTCCAGCTCGTATGTATATTCCTGGAAATTGCCTGCGTTGGGATTGAAATTGCTGTTGTTTCCTATGGCCGGATAGACATCATAGGCCTTGTTCTGTGTGTGTGATGGAAAAAAATCCATTATGGTGAACATAATGTACTTACCTCAAAAATGTTTCCGATATTAGTTGCCTATTACCATGAAGCTTTTCACTGATGTAGCCACGGCCAGCACCAGCAACGCGATGAGAATCACACCTAGCAGGGCCAAATACAAAGGTCTGCCGTTTTCTCTATCACGCTGAATCTTTTTATTGGGTTGGCTCAGCATATCATTTTCGTGTTCGTTGTAGGGCCACATTTAAAATTCCTATTGGCACACCGAGCCCGTTGCCGAGCTCGGAGCGTCGTTTTTTTGGGTTTTAGTTTTTAGCTACACCGTTGGTGAAAACTGTGTAGAACTTCTGGACGTTGTCCTGAAATTCTTTCATATTCTTCTGGATGGTCTCAGGTTTGAAACTCTCCTGCACCTTCTCATTGAAAGTCTTCACGTTTTCCATCAATACTTTGGTCTGTTCCGCGACATTTGAACCATTGGTCACAAACTCATTGAACTTCTTTGCAGTGTCGATGATGTCCTCTGCCGTCATCACTGGGGCCTTGAACTCAGCAACCACTTGCTCGCCGTCCTTCTTCACGGTGGCTTCGTATTCTGCTAGCTTGATGTTGTAGTTGAACTCCGCCATTTGTTTGGCAAGTCCTAATAGATCGGCACGTATCTCGTAGCCGCTTTTTGATTTGATGTTTGACATAACTTAAACTCCTTTCTGTGTGTGTGTTTGTGTTCTTGTTGTGTCAGCTGTATTTATAACACGAAAACAAAGATCTGTCAATATGTGTGTTGGGTTTTGTGTTTTACACTAATTTAAGGTTCTTTTTATCCTAGGTCTTGGCCAAACGGCTCCGCTAGCGGGGCGCAGTTTGTAGTTGATTTTAGGATAAACATTGCCATCATAGGGTCTTTCGGGCCTGTAGAACAAATATAAGTTAGGTGCTCCCTGTAGATCTCTAATGTCAGTAGGACCCCCGGATGTGGCTGTCAGCTGATCGGCTTTGGCAATGCCAGTGATGTAGGCTTTGGCACGCTCTTGATTCATTTCTGGATAGGTTTCCAGCGCACAAGCGAGCACTCCACAGACCTGGGGAGAAGCCATGCTGGTGCCTGACACTTTGTTCACAAAAAAACTGCCTGATCTCGGATCAGTGACCCCAGCCGTATATGCGCTTACTATGAATGTGCCCGGTGCGAAAATGTCCACTCCTTCTCCGCAATCGCTGAAAACAACTTTCTTGTCCACGCTTATTGCGTCAACGGCACCCACGCAGATGTTGGGAATGTCATAGGTTCCGGTGGAGCTGCCATCGCCCGCGGAGTCATTGGCAGTGGGGCTGGTGCCTCTCATGTAGGGATATGGATTGGCCACGCTGTCGGGGTATCTGTTAGCCATCTCGAACGTGTTGTTCCAATCCTGCCCACCTGGCACGTCGTGCCTCCACCTGCCATTTCCAGCGGCACCCACAGTGATCACACCTTCGTCGATCATGTCCTCTAGATCCTCATCCAATACGGAGACCCTATAAGGTATACGCTGGTTAGATATAAATCCCCAGGCGTTCAGCTGAGCTGTGGTGAAAGTGTTACCACTTACTGTTTTACGGTTGTTTACTCCCAATTGGAGGTCTATCTGTTCTGGAGTTGCTTCATAGAATACCCATTCGTTCACCATGCCGGGGCTGCCCAAAGTACCCGTGTCGCCGGCATTTCCCTCCACTCTTATTCTAAAAGTCCTGTTTGGTGCTGTACCTTCTGTGCCATGGAAAATCCTCTGCACCGAGTTGTCAAATGAACACCACATGATCTTTGGAAATCCAGGATTGGCTTCTCCTAAATTGCTAAAGTTAGTGGATCCACCACCGAAAGTCACATAGTGGTTTGTTCCCACAAAAATCTGATTGTAATTGATTCCAAAAAATTTCACATTGAAAGGCAGATTCAATGTCCAATATCCGTCGTCGTTGTTGCCCACAGTTGGGGTCGTGCTAGATGTAAGGCTAGCTGAGCCCAATAAGGAGGTTGCCAGCGTGGTCACCGTTGCTGCATCTGTGATGGACGGATCGTTGTCTATCAATATGTCCATGTCAAAGGCATAAACAGGTGATGTGACGCCAGCGTTGCTGATTGTGGTTGCATAGGTTACAGTGTAATTGCCTTTTGATGCCAGTGTGATTTCCTCATCTATGATGTTGGTTGTGTTGGCCGTGCTGTCTGATGCAGGTCCCACCGTGAAAGTGTTCACAACGGTGCTGTCGCTCTGTCTAGTCACCGTAATGCTGGTCGTGAGAGTTGTGGTCCCGGAACTGCCTCCCGCCGACACGTCACTCTGTATTCTCACACCTGCATTCACAGTGTCGGTGTTGATCACTATGCTGTAGCTGGCCGATGGTTGTGTGACCCCCGCTATGCTGGCATGATAATTAGAGTCTCTGGTCCATGAAGATGGGTTTGACACGATACTGCCTTCTCCCTGGTCTGCTGTGCCTGTCGTTGTGATTCTGTTTCCATTGTTTTCAAAATTAACCAATGTGGCCAATCTTGTTGAGCTTGTGCATACTCCGCTGAATCCATTGAAAGTTGTGATACCACCCGCCGGAACATTTCTTACACCTCGAAAGGTCACCGCGGTGATGTCATTAAAACTCCATGCCCCTGGGAAGATACTCCAACCCCAACTGTTGTTACAGATGGTTGGATTCTTCCTGCCGGTGGCTGCGTTGACTGGTTTATTTGCATGGAACTGTCTTATGTAGTCCATCACGTATCCGGTATCTCCCCCGCCAGCACCGAAATAAATGTTGTAGATATTGGCATTTCTAGCCCAGCCTTGGGTATTTCCGGCCACCGTGCCGGCCACATGAGTGGAGTGGGAACCTAATGAATAGGTATAATTGCTGGCAGCAATTCCTCTGACTTCAGGATCGTGTTGAAACCAGTTGTATTGCACGGTTCTGGTTCCACCAGTGCCATCCGCATTTAATGCATATTCTGGATGGGTCCATGGCAATCCGTTTTCGTCCACTATTACTGCATCCACATTTCTTCCGGTCTGTGTCAGTCTTATGGTTCCTGTCACGGCGGCACTAGCTTGTTCCCCGTCACCTGAATATCCGGAGCCTCCCCAGCCGTTTCTATTAGAGCCCTCCCAGCATCGCAATAGGGCCCAGTTCTTATGGTTGCTGGAGGTGGTGAAGGACTTATCCCATGCCGTGCTAGTCTGTTCTGTGGTGTTGGTTGATACTTCTTCGACGAATAGTTCCGGTGTTGAGCCCAACGTTCTCGGACTTATTTCTACTGATTTTATTCGTGGATCCGTTTTAAGCTGATTGGCTTCCCACTGGGTCATCAGATAAAGGGTCCCCCTGCTCATTGGCCTACGTTCGACACATTCAATGGCGCGGGTCAGTTCCAGTCCTGGGGGAGTTTGATCCTGTGTTTCCAAGTCACTGTATATAGATTGTAAGTCGTCAAAATTATAGACCACGACATAGAATTCCTTTAGCTGTATATAGGGTGCCGATGTTGAGGGCCTGTCTGCCATCTTACACCTCCAGTGCCACGAGGGTCAATGTTACTGTGATTGTTGTGGTAGAGCCACTCTTGTTGGTGACTGCGCAGTAGATATCAGTTGATGGTGTGCTTTCATTGCTGTATCCTATCGCTGCAGGGCTGATCAAGATAGTTTGTGCCGCGGTGGTAATGACCTCTGCTACCACACCAGCACCCGGTGTTGGGTCTGCTCCTTCTGCCCTTGACGAATCGCTCGATCTGGCAGCGGTACTCACATAAATTCTTACCCATGCTGCGGCAGATGTTTGCACCTTGTACAGTGCATAACCTTTGTATCCTGTTATTGTGATGTTGCCTGTGGCTGCGTTTGCTATGCTGGCAGTGGTCGCGTTGGCAGTGGTCCTGCTGTATAGCCCAGTCACTCCCGCTGCCGAGATGGTGATCTTTCCTTCGGAATCACTAGTGGTGGTGACACCACCGGATCCCACGAACTGTATTGTCTCCCCCGAGTTGATAGTTCTTGCAGTGGAATCGTCCGCTGCCACTTTCAATGAAAATCCGCCACCGCCGGCCACTCCGGAACCATCGATGGTCAATGTGTCTCCAGACACTGCAGTGGTTATTCCGCCCGATCCTGCAATCTTTAATGTCTCTGCATTGTTTAGGGTAACGCCCGTGGAGTCATCTCCCACAAATGTCATAGTGGCCTGTGGCACACCTGTGATGGTAAGTACATCTCCCGACATCGCCGTGGTGATTCCCGTTCCACCAGCAACTTTTAAAGTTTCCCCTGAATTAAATGATGTTCCTGTTGAATCATCTCCGACCACTGTCAATATGTTTGACCCTCCACCGGATCCTGTGATTGTGAGCACGTCTCCGCTCATTGCCGTGGTCACTGAACCTGCGCCCGCTATCTTAATGGTCTCTCCATCTGAAATTCTTGTTCCTGTGCTATCATCGCCCACGAAAGTGATACCCTCAGCTGCCGATAAACCAGCAGCAGTGAAATAACCTAGATCGGCCCATGCTGACGAGCCATTTCCAATTTTGATTTTATATGTGTCTGTTTCAAAACCGATCTCTCCCTGACTCAGCGTGGGATTGGTTGAAGTCCAGTTCGCTGCCGTGTCTCTTCTTATTTGTATCTTGTTTGCCATATTATGCTCCGCCTCCGTTCACTGATGTTTCTCCAGCTCCATATGTTGATGCTGCAGTTCCACCATCTAGGTTTAGAGCTGCTATGTCATACACAACAGCTGAACCGGCGGCATCTATATTTAATGTCACAAGCGTGGTTCCACTTATGGTAACATTACCTTGGGCATCCGTAGCAGTGGTTATACCGTTGGAACCCACAAATTTTAGTGTGTTTCCTGTGGTTATTGCACGTTGTGTGCTGTCATCTCCTGCCACACTGAAAGTAAATGCCGCGGGTCCATTTATTGTAAGTATATCTCCGCTCATCACAGTGGTGATACCACCGGACCCTGTGATCTTTATTGTTTCACCATCTGATATGCGAGTGCCCGTGCTATCATCGCCCACAAAAGTCAATCCCTCGGCTGTGGATTCAGCAGATCCAGTGGCGGTGATGGTCAGGGTGTCTCCCTCCATGGATGTGGTTATACCCGTGCCACCTGCAATTTTAACCGTTTCGTTATCTGAAATCCTTGTGCCTGACGAATCATCGCCTACGAAAGTGATACCTTGTGCCGATAAACTAGTATTGGCATTACCAGCCGGTGGTCTATGTAGACTAGCTCTATATCCAGAAATTTTTATTGTGCTTTGGCTACCTGCGGCCTTCAGATATACTTTGTTGCCTGAAATCTCCACAGAAAAAGTCAAATGTATTACGCCATCTGTGGTCAGTTGCGGCCCTACCATGACATACGCTTGAGCATCATCATGCACCACAGTGACTTCTGACAAGCTGGATTGTGTGTTGTCGTCATCATGCGCTGATATGGTATAGAAAGCTGCCGTGGTATCGGTCATATGGAAGGAATCTAGAGTGGTAGCAGAAGTTGATGCAGTGACCGTGCCGATGATCTTTTGAAAAACGGTTTCGTCTCCACCCTCGTCATCTGCCAATAACAGTCTATGGAATTTCAAATTTAATAAACCGCCGGTGGAATTCGCTTTCAATCTAGCCACGCCATCAGTGATATCCGTAGTGAACTCTATAAAAATATCATCTACGTCACCGTTGTTGACAATATTGTAAATGTTCAAATATGCGTCACTGCCGTCATGCACCATGGATATTTCCGCGCTCAAGTGATAGTTGGGCAAATTTACCCCTTGTTCAGTGGCTGTGACAAAATATTTGGCAGATCTATATTGGCCTATGTTCCATGTGTCTACCACTGTGCTCGAGGTAGATATATCATCATATTGAAAGGTATTGGTCCTTCCTGTACTTCTCGTCACGGTTGTGTCACTCAAAATAGTCTTGTAAGACTGCATGCTGTTTATGGCAGAATTTCCTTCAATCTTGTAGACTATATTAGTTCCTTCTAGCACTGCCCGTGAAGCATGTTCATCTCCGGGCACGATTGTGCCTGTGCTGATAACAGCAGATTCTGACATGAAAGCCGTCAACCCGTCGTGGATCAAATTGATTTTTGAGGCAGTGATCTTGTTGTTGACCTCGTCTCGATAAACTTGATAATACAAGATGGCGCGATTGTCTTCCATATCAAGGATATCCACATCTTTTTCTGATGTGTCTATGCCTATCTTGGAAATTATTTTGGCATCTTCATCCAGCATTGAAGATGGAGTATTGATTCTTCCACTGAATATCAATCCTGTCTTGCTGGCACTGATAGTTTGATTTCCTATGAATAAAGTTCCACTTCCAAAATATCCTTTTCTAAATCTTTTAGTTAATGATCCTAAATCCACGCTGTCATCTGTGGTGGGAATGATTGAAGCATTGGTAGTGATAACACCTGTGCCCGAAGTGCTGATCTCCATGTCTTCGTTGGACCTCTGTCCAGTGATCTTATTGTCGTCTATCAATAGACCACCTGTGTTTAAAGAATCTATAGAAGTGGTGCCTGTAATGGTTAAAACATTTCCAGAAATAGACGTGTCCACAGAACCTGCACCCACAATTTGCAGTGTTCCGCCATCTGCGATCGCTGTACCGGTAGAGTCATCTCCAATGAAAGTTATACCCTGTGCAGGATTTAATCCATTGATTGTTAACACATCTCCACTCACTGCAGTGGTTATGTTGGAACCACCTGCTATTTTAAATGTTTCACCTGTATTCAATGTGGTGCCAGTGCTGTCGTCACCCACGAACGTGATACCAGTGAAAGCGCTCAAACTTGTAAAACTTAACTGTCCAGCACCATTGGTGATCAATACTTGATTGGCAGAGCCATCTGTGGAGGGATAAGTGATACCGTTGGCTATCAATCCTGAATTCGCCGTCAGCGTACCGGATATGTTTACACTATCATTGATTTGAATGGCAGATGAGTCGGCACTTGAAATATTATTTGTTTGTATAGTAGGAGTAGTCAAGGTCCCTATTATATCAACACTATCATTAACTGTAATTAATGAAGAATCATTTGATGACACAGTAGTGCCATTAATGGTCCACCCGCCTATAACGGTATTGCCTGTATCTACATCCTCAATAATTACTGTACCGTTGGCATCAGGAAATGAAATAGTTCTATTGGCTGTTAATGCTGCTCCGGTAAAAGATCTTATAAAAGTACCATCATCAAATTCAAATGATCCCTGTATCACTGTTGATCCAATTACTTTTATACCATCGTTGATTTGTATAACTGTTGAATCTTCTGAACTGATAGTATTTGTTACTAAAGTTTGAGCATTTAAAGTTCCGGAAATATTCACACCATCATTGATTTGAATGGCTGTGCTGTCATCTGATTGTAGCGTGTTGGCAATTATAGTGTTCTTTAATACTATTCTACCTGTGCCCGCAGCCGAAATAACAATGTCTTCGTTGGATCTGATTCCGGTGATGTTGTTGTCGTCCACTAGTATTGCGCCGGTATTGAGGTTATTGATTGTTAATGCGCTGGCCTCGAAGTTCACCGAACCACTCACATTGAGGTTTCCTGTGATCGTGGTGTTGCCGTTTACGTGTAGTGCTGCTGTTGGTTCAGAGGTTCCTATACCCACTCGACTGTTGGTCACGTCAAGATACAGTAGGTTTGTTTCAAATGCTAGATCGACGCCGTTTCGAGTAAGATTACTCTTTAACACCGATCCAGATATACGGCCTATCGCCATACCTGTGGATCCTCTCTATAAAAATATTTCAACGAGCATATGCTCGCAGAGCTCTATTACATTGTGAGCCAAACAGTGTAGATATTTATGCTATAGACGAGAAAAGGGCCTTGCGGCCCTTTTCAACTACTGAGGAAGTATTTTACTTATTAGTTCTTTGCTTGAACGAAACAATTTACCATTCCAATACCCTCATCGGATTTGCTTTCTAAAGCTCTTCCAATTACGTGGAAAGGATTGATAGATTCGCCAGTTCGAGCAGCTCTAGCTGTACCTTTTACGCTAGATGATACCAATCTGTCACCTTTGTTTACTGAACCAGTTACTCTCACATGAGTCCTACCGGTCATAGCCACAAAAGGATGTGATTCATTGTTACCTGCACCTGCATTCATCATGTAGGCCGGTTTTGAAGAGATAACACCAAAAACTTGATCAGAAAGTTCATCTGCTGTTTCTGTGATCTCTTGTGCACCGCCCAACATAACCACTGCGCCTTCGGTCATTGGAGCATCTGCTGCGAATCTTTCCGCGATGTCCGCGTACTGAGCTGAGGTCGCTGTGGCATTGATCACTCTGCATCGGATGTCCACAAGTGTGAAATCATCGTTTGGCAGTCCTGCTCCCTCGTTGTGGGTGGATCTCATGGCTGTGAAAGCACCGCCCGCTGCTGCTGGGAATATCGTGGATGCGTCATCGTTGTATGCATCGTCCCAGATCCAATATACGTCTTGTTCCAGCGCATCTGACCCTGTGCCTCTGTGTATGTGTACACCGGAGAATCTTGGCATCTGTGCTGCGGAAGACACGTTGCTGTTGATGGCGATCATGTTGTCTGCCACTTCATATGTTTGTGTGTTAAGTATGGTCTGCGTACCATTCACTGTCAGGTCGGAATTAATAGTCACTGCGCCATTGAAGGTTGAAGTTGAACTTGCTGTCAATGTGGTGAATGAACCCGCTGCCGCTGTTGATTGTCCGATCGACGTGTTGTTGATCGTTGAAGCCGCAGTTGGGTTGATGGTCAATGCACCTGCTGGTGAAATGGTCACTGTACCAGTTCCAGTCGGTGACAGGGTTACTGTCTGGTTGGATGTGGTAGCTGAAATGTTACCTGCCAAAGTAGAAGTTACTCCTGCAGTACCTAAAGTCAATGTGCTAGCTGGTGCAATTGACACTGTGCCAGTTCCAGTTGGTGACAGAGTCACTGTTTTGTTAGATCCTGTTAAGGTCAAATCCGCACTGAAAGAGGCATTGTTTGCGATTGTGGTAGTAGCAGAAGTCACAGTCACAACATCAGTGCTATCAGTCATGATAGCAATTGACCCTGATCCTGTGTCAGTCACTGTTACTGCAGAGTTGCCTGCTTGAATTGAATATTGACTCAAAACCGATAGACTGTCGTCTACGTATTTTTTTGTTGCCACATCACCGTCTGCCGATGGTGCTGAGGTCGATAAGCCTGTTATCTTGTTTGTTGAAGCGTCAATTACGATATCACCTACTGATAATCCTTTATTGACTCTAAAGTTTCTTAATGTCATGGTTCCATATCTCCCACATGATTATTGTTATTATTATTTGCGCCATCAAGTGTCGCACGTGTATTTACCCAAATCTGGTAATTTTTACGATTAAAGGCCCAATTATGCTGCTGCCAATGAGTACTGCACTATTGCACTGGATTGCCCGCCTGTGCTGGTAGCTTTTACGCTCACAGTTCCGCCGGAATAAGTGGCGGTGAGTTCAGCAGTGTCCGCTGAGCCTGTGTTGACCACACCATAGGTATTGATGTAAGCAGATGACCCATCATGTATAACGTGTGCCTTCATCACCGAATACTCGCCGTTGGCCGAATCGGTTACCTGCACATACAATTCAGCTGATCTGTAGGTAGTTGCGTTGAAATCCATTATTGTGGTGGCAGCACTGGTGAAATTCACTGATGATGTCAGTGATCTCGCAACCCCGCCCGCTTGGACTGCAGTGTTATCAAAACCTTCTATGGCGAATATCCTTGCTCCCGAATGCGGAGCAGAACCAAACGTTATGCCTGTACCAGACACAGTGTAGTTCTCTGTGGGTTCTTGATACACGTTGTCAATGTACACCTGTACGTTGTTGGCGCCGGCTGGTGCAGTTGAGAAGAATCCTGAAAAAGTTGATGTTGAGCCATCACCTGTAGCGCTGACCTTGTTGATTGAAACGTTGGACCCGCCCAGTGCGAAAGAGGCCCAAGTTGATCCGTCCGTGGATCCTTCATAGGTGCTGAGTGTTGTGTTGTACCTTATGACCCCGGTGTTACACGTGGGTCGCTCTGCTGTGGAACCCTGTGGCAATTGTAGTGCATCTGTGGTGCTGATGTCCAATGAGTAGGCCGGTGTGCTGGTGCTGATACCGATCTTGTCCGCTGATGCGTCCACGTAGAACAGATCTGCGTCTGAGTCTCCCTCGATGACCACGTCAACGTTGGCTCCCGCCTCGTTGATCCTGATCGAGCTGGTGGCCGCTCCGTCAATCTTCAATATGCCTGTGGTGTTTGTGACCTGTGTATTGGTGCCATCGTGTGCCACTGTGAAATCATTTCCTGCACCGATCCTCAATGATTGGTTGTCCGCGTCGATGTCAATGCCAGCGTTGGCGTCTATTGATGTAAACTGTCCTGTGCTTCTTGAACTTGCGCCAATAGCAGTGCCATCGATCGTGCCACCAGTTATGGTAACACCGCTAGAAGAAAAATTATTGGCAGTAACGGCGCCAGTGGAGTTAGCAATAGTGATAGATTCTGTTCCGTCTAGTGCCTTGATTGCTCCTGTATTCAATGATGTCGATGCAGAGATTATGCCTGCTCTGATATTTGAATATGAGTCTATGGTAACGTTACCTGCTGTGTTGCCTGTTTCTGCTGCTGTGTTGGCGAATGCGAACTCATCAGCTGATTCATCCCAAATGAAAGACACGTTGCTTAATGAACCCCTGTTGAATAATAGACCTTGATCGTATGTGTTGCCTGCTCCACCTGAATTATTTTTTGCCAAAATAATAAGCGGATCTTCGATCGTTAAAGTTGTGGATTCGATCGTTGTGGTAGTACCATTAACTGTCAGGTTACCTCCCACTGTTACGTTGCCGGATGTGTCCACTGTGGTGAAAGTTCCCGCTGCTGCAACACTGCCACCGATTATGGTGCCATCGATAGCACCGCCATTGATGTCCACTGTGTTGGCGTTTAATGTGGTGAACGCGCCACTAGCTAGCACCGATGCACCGATCGTGGTTCCGTCTATGGCTCCGCCATCGATGTTTACTTTGGTCATGACCACAGATCCTGTGCCATTAGGTGTTATACTAATATCTGCATTGGCAGTTGATACGATTGAAAATCCATTAACATCTAAATTGCCACCAAGTTGCGGAGTTGTATCTTCCACTATGTCGTCAATACCTTGATCTGCTAAATTCTTCCATTCGCTATTGCTGTATCCTTCGATGGTGTTCAAGGTGCTGTTGTATCTGATATCTCCATTGGCCGAAGTGCCTCGCTGTTCGGTGGTGCCCGATGGTAATCTCAGAGCGCCTGTGCCGCTCAAGTGTAATTGTCTTGATGGTGTTGATGTACCAATACCCACGAATGAGTTGGTTACGTCTAAAACTAATAAATTTGTCTCGAATGCTAAGTCAACGCCAGACCTTAATAGGTTGGCTTTGAGCATCTGTCCTGAAATACGTCCTATAGCCATTTTTAAATCCTCGAGTGTTTGTATCTGTTACCATTTATTTATTTTTTTTGCTTGTAAAACCTCTGTTAAATACCCGTAATAACAACATATATGCCTGGTCATTTAATAACAGTAATGGGGGAATTGGGTGAAGATAATATCAATGCTTCTGTGTTAAAACATTCTAATGTATTGATAGCAGCTGGCTTGCAAAAACAGCACGCTATTGCGGATTATGTGTGTACCAATTCTGCGGAAGATCTGGATATCTTGATGAAGGAACGCGGCGAAAAAACAACCATCGTGGCGCCACGCAATCTCTACGCCAAATATGTGTGGCAGAATGGCATAGAATGTGTGCCGGATTTCGAGGATCTTAAAGAATATCAGTGGAATCCCAACACCTGCTCTCAGCAGCTGATGGGCCTCGCATTGGCCTGTTGGATCGGCAGCCCTGTGATCGCGGTATTTGATTACTTGTTGGATCCAGAAAAAGAAACACCTGCATTTAGAGCACTGTTAACACTGTATCCGGGCACTCGATTTCTTTACGTAAGAACAGTCAAGGGCAACAAGATCAAGTTGTTTCACAAGATGAAGAATTTTTCACACATGGATCAAAATGAATTTTTAAACTTTTATGAAAAATATACAGAATCAAAATAAAGTAGGATTGTTAAAATATCATGTGGTCGTGGAATGGCTGCCCACCTGCCGCAACAGATCACCTAGGACTCTGCAGAATCGTCCGGACCTTGTGCATAAAATGAACGAGTACACCAAGAATGTCGTTGCCATATGTGAGGGATATAAAAATCCCATACAGATAGATCAGAGTTACAACATGCTGGGCATACGCACTTGGTGGCAAGAAGGATCAGATCTATATCATTTTTTGATGACACAAGAGCAAAACAAAATAAATGTGATTCCAGAAATTGGAGTATTGAATCAGTTAACCGGTAAAATTGTGATGTTCAAATTCTCTGTGGATAAAAACGGTATTACTCTATATTAAATCGTCAGCGAATCCACTGATCACCACTATTCTAGCACCAATGTGAGGGGCTTCATCCGTAATGGTTATAGAAGATGTTGATCCATCTGTGATATAATTCACGTCCGGTTCCTGCATCACGCTGTCTATGTACACGATCAAATTCTCTGGTGCTGTGGTTACGTTGGCAGATATAAAAGTTTGTGTGCTGCCATCACCTGTGAACACGTCCTTCAACACTGTCTTTGATGTGGATTCAGTTTTTAGTGCAGTGTATGTGCTGCCGTCGAGGCACACTTCGTACTTGTTGGTCTCGGTGTTGAATCTAATGACGCCGATCTGCCCAGATGGTCTCTGTGCAGTGGTTCCCTTGGGCAATATCAATCCCGTAGTGCCAGCCAGCACAAAATTTCCCGTGCCCGTGGTCTCTATCTCGAAGTCGGCATTGGTAACATTTTGTGTTAAAGTGTTGCCAGAAAAGGTAAAACTCCCCAAAGATGCGGCGGTTGCGATTGAAATGGCTGTGTTCATTGATTGCAATGTTACAAAATCTTCGTTGTCCACAGGATTGGCTCCCGCCAGCCTGGTGTAGGCAGTGTCATCAATGTTGGTCACTGTGCTGCCGTCAGACGTGGTGGTCACTATTTTGAATTTGTCTGCACCTTCGTCCCAATAGAATGCCGCATTGTTGCCTGAGGACTGTCTCTTGATCATTATACCAGCATCGTTGCCCACGCTGCCACCACTGTTCAACATCAATATGTTGTCTTCGATCTCCATGTTGGTGGTGTTGACCACTGTGGTGGTGCCTGTGACTGTTAGATCTCCAGTGATCTCGACCGAATTTTGGAATCTCGCTGATCCGTTGACATCCAGAGCAAAGTTGCCTGGAGCGGCAGTGCGTATGCCCACTCTGGAATTGGACACGTCCAGATACAATAGATTGGTTTGAAACGCCAGATCCGTACTGCGAGTCAAATTTGACTCAAGCATTTGGCCAGGAATTCGTTGTATAGACATAGTTTTACCAGTTATTTATTAGTTTTTTCGAGGAATTATACTACCAATAAATATGCGATAATATGTCCATAGAACTCAGCATCAAGCAGGTCATCGAAGAGCAGGTACAGAAGGTCACCCAAGCCTATATACAGAGATTAACAAATGAGTATTCTCGCATTACTAAAAAATTAGTGGAAGCAGATGACAAGCTCAATGATGTATTAAACAAACTAGCCAGCCACAATAATATTATCAGTGATCGAGAATTATCTGGAGATAAAATAGACAGTGGGATCATAACCAATTTTGCCAGCACAGGTATTGATGACAATGCTTCTAAAAAAAGAATCACCATATCTGATGATAAAATTGTGATAGAAAATGACCTAGAGATCAAAGGCAAAATAAAATGCGATACACTCTATTACAGCAGCGCCACAGCAGATAATTTAGATGTCAAAAATTCTGTAAGAATTGACAAGAACGAGGTACTTTGGAAAGACCGATTGGGAAATTCTGTAACTAAATCTAAACTAGAAGAAGTGGGTGTATTAAAAGAATTGAATGTGAATGACACACTGAGAGTTGTAAAAAATTTTGTAGGGGTGAATACCTTGAATCCTAATTCTTCTCTTAGTATTGTCAAACACGGGATTGAGATAATTCACGATGTCAAGGGCTCTGTGGCCTATGTTGGTACTTTTGCCTCTGATGATTTCAGCGTAGGATCGGGTGGCGAACCCACTCTCTTTGTTTCCCATGATAACAAAATTGGTATTAAGGTTAGAAAACCCAAGGCCGATTTAGATGTGGCTGGACCAATTAGATATCAAGGACAGATACATCAGTATGATGATAAAATACCTTCGGCTGGTGCATATTCACAAGGTGATATTGTGTGGAATACTAAACCCATTAAAGGGTCAGTGTTGGGTTGGGTATGTATATCTGCAGGCAGTCCCGGTGTGTGGCAACCTTTTGTTAGTCTTTAGACTGAATCAAATCCGTGTATTATTACCAAGCTAGAGTCAATATCTCCAGAAACCAGTGCTAACATTTTGATATAAGGTGAAGTGCTATCTGAGTTTATATTATACGCTGATGGTGGTTGATAAACACCGCCCAAGAACACAAGAACATTTTGATCTGCAGCAGGAGTCAATGATAATGGAGAGTAGCTATCTCTAGGAATTCCTGTAGCGTCTTCATCTAAAATTGTGAATGTGTCCACAGTAATAGTGGACGCTCCACCTGTGCCACCTTTTATCTGTTTGAATTCTGTGCCGTTGTAGAACTCCAGCATGTTCAGTGATGTGTTGAATCTCAGCATGCCTGACACTGGGCTGGTTGGCTGTGATGCCGTTGTTCCTTTTGGAAGTGCGACAGCGTTGCCATCTAAAGATGTGTTCTTTGCGTACCTGCCCATGTGATTACAATCCTATGGTTGATATTGTTGCGGTAAATTCACCTGCAGAATCTGGAGCAGCGATATAAATTTTGTCGCCGTTGGCCAATATTAATTTTTCTGTGTCGATTATGTAGGTGTCGTTGGATCTTATCACTAGATTTTTGTAGATCAGATGTTGTGACCCCACGCTCTCTGCGCTGGGCACCACGTACACGTCAACGTCTCCGTCTGAGCCCGAAATGTTGCAGATGTAAATCACCGTGACTGCAACATCACCGGATGCCGTGAATGCAGCTACTGATGTACTGGTTCCTACTTGAAAATTTGTAATAGCCATATCTTTATCCTAGAGCAATTGCCAAGGCAGTTGCTTTCTTCTTACTTATCAATTCTCCTACCGTGCCTGACGGGTTTTTAAAATATATACCACTGTCTCCCCCACCTATTGTTTTGTGATATATTTTGGTATAGGTTGGTGTACCTGCAGGATCTGAAGCAGTTGAAGCAAATGTTAAAATGTTGTTCACAACAACCAATCCTGTATCTCCAGCCAATGTTAAATTTTGTCCTGTAGCTGATGTGATAGAGTTCACACTAGTCAAATTTTGATCTAAATTAATTGTGATGGTGTCGGTGGCACTCACCGCTGTGCTGATGTTGCCGCCTCCCACAAAAGTGATGATGTTTGAATCTACCACTGTTTGTGCTGAGCCTGTGTCGGCCGTGATATCGAAGCTGGTCATGCCCGCTGCCGCTACCACCGTCGAGTCCACGTAGCTCTTGCTGGCCGCGTGGTTGTTGTCCGTGGGCGTGGTGGCCACCTTTATGTTGGCCAGGGCGATGTTGGTTATGGGGCTGGTTCCCGCGTCGTTGGTGGTGGTGCCCACTATAAAATTGTCTTCGGACTCATCCCAGTAGAACAGTGCGTTGTTGCCGGCTGTGCCCCTGTTCACGTACAGTCCCGCGTCCAGCAGTTCGCCGGAGTTGTTCCTGGCCAGCTCTATGAATGTGTCCTCCACTGAGAGATTGGCTGTGTTCACAGTGGTTGTGTCCCCATCTATGATTAGGTCCCCACGCACCCTCACTGTTTTTGAATCCAGGTCGATCTGATGGGTGCCCGCGGCACCTGATCCTGCCTTTATGGTGTAATCTCCTGATGTGCGTAGTGTTTTTGCCATATCCAGCTGTATTTATAACTGTGGAAGGGGGATATTGAATCCCCCATCCTGCTTGTTGCGTTGCTATTAGACCACGTCGATTACAACTGATCCAGAAACTGCAGTGTCTTCTGCTGCCGCTGTGCCTAGGCTGTACTTGGCCACGCCTGTGGCGCCAGCCGCTGTGACATAGTGGACGGTGTTGTTGAAGAACTTGGCAACGTAGGCCACTGTAGAGTCTCCCAGCAACACTTTGACGCAGAATTCGCCTTCTGCCAATGATGCCGGAGCCACGGCCTTGAGTGTCAAGATTGAATCAGAGCTGTCGTTTTGCTGATGTATCTTGAACCTCTTAGATGATCTCTGGCTGATGATGAAAGAATTGTCGTCTTGCTGCAGAGAGCCACCAGTTGGAAAGTAGGCTGTAACTTCGATCTTGCCCGCTGTTCCTTCTGCGTTTACGTTTGGGTCTGAGAAACGTATTTTTTTTAATGGTCGTCCCATTTGTTTTCTCCTTTGTTTAGGAGTCCAATGCTGGTTCTACCAGCTACGCGGTGGTTATCCGCATAAGTCTCCACACCATTGTGGAGCACTGCTTGAACTGAAGCTATTTATGCGATGCTGAAATATATTATACTGTGTGATAAAAGGGCGATGCTCGCGAACACCGCCCTCAGTTTCCTGGGCCGTGTTACTTCTTCTTGTAGATGCTGTACAAGACAAAGATGGCTATCAAGCCAACCAGTCCCTCAGTGGAAAAAGTTTTCACGATTTGGGTGATGTTGCCTATGATGTTGGTCTGAGACAGGAACGGTATGCTCTGTCCCTTGAACAACACTTCCAGCACTATCCCAAGGGCCAACAGGGTCACGCCAAGATCTGCCAGCGCGGACGCCCATTGTTTTACTTTGTTTAAGTATTCCATTTTATTGGACTCCTTTCACATTGTTGCGACGAACTTGATTGTTCGTAGAAATATTTAAATGGCAGCTAGATTTATTAAAATACTAGATTTGCTTTGTGGTTCGTATGACAGTGAAAAAATTCGATAATATGTATATAGAATGACGCCCGGTCAAAAAAAAAGGGCGCCATTTCTGACGCCCTTTTCTAGAAAAATTCTCCAATCTTGCGATTATTTGAATTTTAAGTTTGATGTGGTTACCGTTACTGTACCTAGGTAGTCGGCAGCGTTACCAAGAGATGACGCAGTGTTTGACAACTCTACGTAACCGTATCTTGTTAAGAAACCTACTACTGGTTCAAAGGTAGACGGATCAAGCACAACGCCTGAACTCATCAAAGGAATGTAAGGACAATAGAACGCAGCAGCATCTGCTTCTGACGATCCTTTGTATCCTACAAGCACTTTGTTACCTGCATCTGTGTCAGCTGAGTAAGAATTTACGTAAACTCTCATCGCTGAGTTCAATGTTCCAACAAACTTGGTGTTTGATGGAGCCTCGAACGTTCCTTCAGTTGTTCTTGCGAACGCTGAGGTTGTTGCAGATTGAAGCACAGTCAACATAGTTGGTGATACCACCGCCCAGTTACCTGCACCTCTTCTTGTTCTTTGTGCGATTGTGTTTGCCACTCTGTTGATCAAGATTGCAAGTGCCGCGTGCTCATCGCCCACGAAAGTTGCAGTTCCAGATACAGCGGCTTGGTCGAACGCTTCTGTGTTACTAGAACCCGCTAAGGTCACTAGTGAACCCAGGATTTCTTGGTCGATTTCAGCAGTAATTTCTTGTGCTAAAGCGGCCATGATTTCAGCTTCGATGTCGATGCCTTGCTGTGCCTGTGCGTCTTGAGCAGCCTCAAAAGTCCATCTTGCAGATAGTTTTCTTGATTTTGCTTCAACAGCTTGTTTTAAGATCTGGATGCTTAATTTCTTTCCAGGAGTTCCTTCTAGAGCAGAAGTTGCGCCTGCTTTTGTAGAAGAGTTGTCACCTGAATAAGCTTCAGCGATCTTGAATGGAGATAACGCTTCTTCACCTGCGGTAGTTGTAGTCGTACCAGATGATGCTTCTGCGTATCTTATTCTTAAGGTATGGATTTGTCCCACCGGTCCAGTCATAGGTTGAACACCAACGATCTCGTTTGCGATCACGGTTGGCATAACCCGTCTGATTACTGGGAGGATAACCCTGTTTAAGGTAGCAACGTTACCTGCAGATGTAGCACCTGCGGTAGCGGCTTCAGTTAATGCTCTCTTTGTGTTCTCAAGCACTATGTCCAAAGTCTTTTTTCTATTGCCACTTAAACCTTCGGTCAATGCGGCTTTTGTTTCGCCCCATTTTGATTCAAATAGTTCTGACATTTGATCTTTTTCCCTTTTTGTTTAGTGTTGAATACCCGCCAATTTGCGGATATTGGTTAAATCAGCATCTTCCCTCTGTGCTCTGTCGCCTTTGGCTTCTGAGATCACTCTCTTGCCAACGGGTCCAACGGACTTGTCGTCCATCACTGGGGGCAGATACTTTGCATATGCAGATTTGAGGTCTTTTGTTTGAACTGATTCAAGCAACTGACTCATCACGTCTGCCTTGTCTTTGCTCAATGGTTTGAGCAACTCAGCCATCGTTTCCTTGCGTTCCATTAAATCTTTGGATCGGGAAATTTCCTTCTCCTTGGATTCAATCACCGCCTGCTTCTCGTCGATGGATTTCTGGGCTTCCGCTATCTTCAAAGTCTGCTCGTCGACCACTTTTAATAGTCTGGCAGTCTCGCTCTTCTCATTGAGATAAGAAGATTGATATTCTGAAGCGAACGCCTCGAAAACTCTTTTTCCAAAATTGGTCTGTCTTGCCGCAGTGATGTCCTCTTTCAACTGAGCGAGTTCCTCGCCCAATTTCTTGGTCACTGCATCTTCAACCACTTTGGCCGATTTAGTGATGAAAGCTTCTTTGAGTTTCTTCATCTGCTCCTTGGCTTCCTTCACTAATTTAACCTTGGTCTCCACTACTGACTTCTTGTCTTCGTGGAATTCTTTGATTTCTCTTGCTAGAGCTGCCACAACGAATTCTTCCAATTTGGAGAAATTCTCATGCACGCTCTTTCGATCGGCATTAAGTTCTGTGATCTCTTCTGCTAATTTGTTCATCACGAATGATTCCAATTTGGCAGAATGCTTGCCCACGTTCTCTTTGTATGCCGTCTTTTCCATTGCAAGTGCTTTTCTGTCTTCTACGAACTTGGTGATCTCTTCGCTGAGCTTGTCGGTCATCATCTTGTCGATGGCCTCGATCATGTTGCCCTTGTCGTGCTCATATCGCTTGGCGAACTCTTCTCTAAGTTCAGCAGCAGCTTGCTCTTTATTTTCTTTAACCTTGTTGTCCCAGGCTTCCTGGATGCTCTTTTGAGTGTCCTCGGAAATAACACCTGACTCAACCAGTTTTGATATTGCGTCGAACATTATTTTAGGTCCTTTATTATGTTGGTTAGCGCCTCTTTCAGGTACTTTTGTGCTTTTTTGTCATCTCTAATCTCAGCAGCCAGACCCATCGCTTTATTTCCGCCCCTTGTGTTTAGCAAGTGTTCGTAAATCGCGGTTGGGTAAGCACCTGGTGCCGAAGGTTGTGCCACTACGTCAACTGTTATTATCTCGTAGTCGCTGACCTGTCCTCCACCGTATTCTGACACATTGCCAGAACCTCGGCTAGACACGCCCAGTTTGACTCCGGACTCTAACATAGTCTTCACTAGTTGGCCCATTGGTGTTGGCAGGATCTTCATCTTGCCGTATCCATTTGGACCGTCCATCCACATGTCTGTAATCATGTGGCTTACTCGGTCCAAATTAATTTTTAAATCATCGGGATGGTCCACTTCTCCCAGAACAGAATAACCTGACGTGATCTGGTCATTGAGTGTCTTCACAGCCTTTTGTATCTCATTGACTGGGTACACTCGCTGATTGGCATTCTTGATGCCGCCCTGGATGCAGATTCCCTTCATGTAAAGGTCCTTGCCTTCCTTGCCTTCGTGCAAGATTTCCATCCTGGCCTGATCGTAGGTCAAATGCTCTCTTAGGTACAGTGACATTTCGCTCCCTCTTTCCTCTCTTAGCGCTTACTTCTTAGCAGCAGCGATTGGAGATTTAGCTGATTTGTCCGATCCATCGGTGTTGTTGGCCTTCACTTGTTTTGTGAATGCTGGCTTTTCCTTACCGATTTGATTTTCAAATCCGCCCATTTCTTTAGCTTTGGGTGCAGGTCTGCCTTTTTCTTCGCCGCCCTGAACGATATTCTTGGCTGTGCCACCCATATCATTTTTTCCGGCTATCGGAGATTTGGCAGATTTGTCTGAATGGTCCGCTGTGTCGGCAGTCTTCTTCTCATGATACTCCTTCACAGTTTCCTTCTTCATGTCATCCTTCTTAGCTTCTTGCGCCACAGCCACTGGTGCTGCTGGTGCCTGAGCGTCTTGAACTGGTGCTGCGGGTGCTGCGGACTCTTCTGATTTGTCCTCGCCCTTGTCACCGTTCATCATTTTTTCGAATTCCGCTTTGAGTTCTTCCAAAGCATCTTCAAGGTCAACGATTTTGTCCTCGACTTCGGCATGATCCTTCTCGTGCGCGTCGATTTCACCATCTTTGTCATAGTCTTCTGCTTCGCCCTTTTCGTCGGCCGCAACATCAGCTATAAGATCATCGGTAGCATCACCGCCCACTTCTTCGATTGACTCTTCTTCTTTTGACGCTTCTTCGATCTCTACTTCTTCATCTACTGTTTCGTCTTTTGAATCTGTCTTTTCAGTTTCTTTCATGTCTTTCTTGTCATGCATTTTTTCAGAAACGGTTTCGGTTTCTTTCATGTCTTTCTTGTCATGCATTTTTTCAGAAACTACTTCTTCTTTTACTTCTTTTTCGTCTTTTTTCTCATCTTTGGCTTCTTCGATTGCTGTTTCGCTGTCTACTAGGCCTTCATAGATGTCTCTGGATTTCTCCACAACGATTTCATGGAATAGCGCTTGCGCTTTATCATTCTCTTCGTTGATTAATAATTCAAGCAATTGCTCAAATTTATTGGTTGATTGTGTCATTGCACGTGCTCCTTTTGTCGGCAAGGTTGTTTATACTTTAAAGTGTTGTATTTAAGCCAGTTCCCTAATAAAGCAGTACTTTTAGTCAAAAAACGGTGGTTTTTATCAAGATCGGTGTTGTATATTAAGTATTTTTAGGAAATCTTCAATATCTATGTGTTTAAAGTTGGCGCTGAATTCCAGATCCGTGGGTTTGAAGGCATCTTTGCGTATCACCCTGCGAAATTGTATTTGCGGATAATCTGTCAGCACTCTTTTGGTTTGATTAAGCCAATTTCCATGATAAGTGGCTTCATCTGTGCTTTTTTTATAGTTTCTGGTATCTTTGAAAACATTGTTAAAGCCGTATCTTTTATTTTTTGAGTCCTTGACGTGCCCTTGATAATCAAAGCCCAGTATGTAGATCAGGGAGAATTTCTTATCGGCGGCCATTTTCAAAGCGGTTGGACCCGAACTCCAGCCAAGGCTGGGTTGAAACCATTTGATGTAATTTTTGGCATTGGCGTTCTTTGAATATTGATGATTGTAATTGGTCCATACTTCATGTGTCTTGGGATAGTCAGTTTCGGCAATTTCAAGTATCATTTTGGGATCAACTGCTATGAGATAGTCGGGCTCTTCGGTTCTGTACACCGCATTGCAGGCAAACACGGTGCCGTGTTTCTTCAAATCTGCTACAAGGATATTTTTGCGTGATTCGCCATTGCCCAATACAAATGCTGTGTTGGACATTGTTTAAAGAGATGGGTTGTCAAGGCCAGCCGCGGGTTGGCCGTACATCTTTTGCACAAATTCTGCTTGTTCTCTCTGATCTTTATCGTGTGCTTCGCTGGCCAGGCGCATTTTGTTGATATCTTGTAATTTTAAACGAGTCTTGCGTGTGTCGTCGGCATCCAACACAGAGATGTCATCTTCTGCATTGTAATTTTTATTCTGTTCAAATCCCTGTGGCGTGTATGACCACATTTCTGTCAATCGCATAATGCTATTTAAGCCTTAGACGGTAGCTCCACCCCCTGGCGTGGTGCCCGGAGTACCGCCCGTAGATGGCGTGCCACCGGGTCCTGGCGTGGCTGTGCCTGGCGTTGGTGATCCTTCTCCTGGGGTTGGGTTTTCAAACTGATCTAGATCTGATTGCAGTCCTGCCTGGCTGATTCCTGCAGTCCGCAGTTGGGTGGTTTTCGTCTGTTTCTTCTGCGCCACTGCATTTTCTTCGGACCATAGTGTGCTGTTATGGGCCATTTCTTCTTCTGATAATCCTAAAAATCTCTTCAAAGCGAAACGTTTGCTCATGTAAGGCAGCTCTGCCACCTGCACAAATGTGCTCACTCGACTTTGATCCATCTCCGTCTGTCTGTACTGCGCGAAGTTCTGTGGTGGATTGAACTTTATCTCAAATGTGCTGTTGTCAATGGTGTAACCTTTGTTTTTGATCCACAATTTGAACTCCTCGTCAAACACCGGACCTATCAGGCTCTGCAATCTTTCGCAGTATTTGTTAAATCTCAATTCTTGGATGTATGCCGTGCCCACTCTGCCATCGTTGTACTGTTGCGCGCCGTCGTCCGCCCCCGTTGGCAAATATGACGCCGGTATTCTGAGACCCCTGTACAGCTTGTTGGTGAAATATCTAAGGTCATCTATCTCTCCCAGGTTGGTACCGCCGGGCAGTGTGTCAACCTTTGATCCTCTTCCTTCCGCTGTCTGTGGGAAGAAGTAGTCCTCGTTGATGCTCATGGGGTTGTATGTGGCGTCGATATAGCTCATGCCTCCCGTGGTGCTGGGTATTCTTCTCTGATTGATCTCATTTTTTACTCTCTCCACGAATTGCATCGCCAGGTGGGTTGGCATGTTGCCAACATCTATATAGAACACTCTTCGTTCTGGTGCCCTCTGCACTCGATAAATGATGATAGCGTCTTCTAACAGTTCTTTCTGCTTGTAGACCTTGAATACCTGTTCCAGCACGGATTGACCAAACGGGAATAGATTGTCCATGCCATCTGACAGACTCATGTGCACCACGTGCTCGGCATTGATCGCATACTGATTCATGGTTCTGTAGAACCTGCCTCCGCTGCCGCCGGTGGGGTAGCTCATGCTCATGCCCTGCCCTGTGCCCATGTAGTTCTGATTGTATGGCCCACCTGTGGTGCCACCATACAGTTGATTTGGCGTGATCTGTGTGGCAGATAATTTTTGTAAATTGGGGTTGATGTCTCTGATGATATACTGTTCTGGAACCTTGCCTTCCGATTCATTCACTATGATCCTGTCGATCTTGGCAGGATCCATGTACAACCATTTGTTGGTCTCAGTATCTCTCACGAAGAAACAGTCACCATATTTCAAGCAGTTCCTAAAAATACGGAATATTCTCCTGCCGAACCTGTTGCTTTTCGTCCACTGTTGCAGTGCTTTCTTTAATAATTTTACTTCGGTCTCTGTGACATCGTCCTTGAATATCAGATCGAATGGTGTTTCGTTCTCATCATTGCCCTGCGTGCAAAATTCTGCGAGTATGTCCAACGCTGCATTGATCTCGGAGTCGTTGTCCATTTGATCATATTGAAAGTATCTCTGTATCCTGTTTGGATGCCCCGTGTACACGTCGGGCAGATAGGATGAATAATTTCTTTTGGCAAAATTGGGAGTCCTTTCCCCACTGATGGGGCTTAGATTGGGTTCTTTGAAATATTTTTTCCAGCTCATATTTTATACATCATTATATTATAGAAGGCCCCACTTTATCAACCACTTTGGAAGTTTTTTTGGTATTCTTCTCGGTGGCTGCATTAATGCTTACCAAGGTATTTAATGCTTTGTTGTTGGCTTTTTGCAGCTCCAGTGTCTCCTTTGCAGTCATGTTGTACTGTGTCATTTGTGACGTCAGCATTGCATACTGAGCAGCAGCGCTCTGTCCTTCCTTGTTGTATTCCTGTGTTTCCTGCCGATTTAATACCCTCTCACCTGATTCCACTTGCAACATGCTGGTTTTGGGTTCAAATGGTAAACCTGTTTCGCCCAGGGTGCCCGTGGCGCGCTTCTCTGGTGGTTGCAGAGAGGCCATGCCCGCCGATGCTCCCAATATCGCTCCAATTACACCGCCAATCGCTGTGCCTATACCCGGAATTATACTGCCAATTGATGCTCCTGCCAGGGCGCCGCTGGCAGCACTGGTGCCAATGCCCAACAGTTTGCCCGCATCTGACTCCGACGAGGCTGCCATGGCAGATCCTATACCGACTCCCGCGAGGCCAATCCCCACGCCACCTGCTACTCTGGCTGCTCCACCTAATTTGCCACCCATGCCGCCGGCTCCTCCGCCCAATCCTCCGCCCAGGCCACCGGCCATTCTTATACCAGCATAAGTACCCATAGCGTGTGTGGCTATTTGTCCTCCCTTGTCTAGTAAAAATCCCCCAATGGTTTTGCCCATGTACAGCATAGCTTTGGTACCATTACTCAAGCCGTTGATTCCATCTGCTAGAGATTTGACACCATTGTTAAGTTGGTTGCCTGTGGTTCCTATAAAATTTCCTAATGTTGTGTAAAATCCCGTTTCGATGGATTGGAAACTGGAGCTGAGTCTCTTGGAGGAATCTTCAAACAGTGCGAGAGATTTAGTGGCTTTATCCTGTTCTGCTCTCTGTTCTTCGGTAACTGCTTTTAGATTTAGTTCGGCTGAGGCAAGTTGGTTAACCGCGCTGAATTGCCTCGCAAAAGCCACCTGTCCGGTCACTGCCACGCCTGCCAATGCTATGTTGGATCTCTTAGCAGCGTCTCTCAACATTATCATGGCCTGTGCAGAGTCTAGGGTTCCGGCGGTTAACTGTTGAATAATGCCGCTGGCCTCTGGTATGTTCTGCACCAACATTCTTGCAGACTCGGTGACCGGAGCCCCGGAGTTAGCAATCAAATCTTGGAAGCCTTCTTTCAATCCTGGGGACAATTCACCGATAGAAGCCGCAAACGCACTCAGTCTCTGTCCGGTCTCTTTGCTAACTGTGCCTAGGAATGCTGTGAATCTTTCGTTGGTCAGCTGAGATTCTAACTGTTTGGCCAGTGTGGTTCTCTGTTGTCCTGTCAGTTTGGAAAGTTTGTCCAGTTCTGTTCCTAAACTTTCAGCTGATTTTATTTGATCCTGCGTTGAATCTGCAACAAAAGTACCTGTTCTTCTTTGTAAGTTTAACGTGGCCAGCAACACATCATTCAACTCATCCACTGTGAATCCCAGTGGTCCTAAACGTTCGATACTGGTTCTTCTAAACTGTTCGCTGAGTTGAGAAAATCTTTTTGCTCCCAGGGTGCTACTACCATAAAGGGCTGCCAGGCCTTCACTGTTGCGAGAAATCAATCTCACAAAATCCTGCAGTGGCAGAGCCGCGCTGGCAGCAGTTTCTCTCAGCGTGAATAAATTCTGTCCAAATGATGCCCCCACATTGGACAGCGTGCGGAATGCGTCCAGTGAGGTGTCAGCAAAATTACCAAAATTTTGTAAACCGATGCCTATGAGGCCGAGCCTATCTTTGAAAGCACTGGTGAATTCTGTGATAGAACCCTTGCCTGCATATGCGGCTTTGCCTAATTTTTCTAAAACATCAGCGGCACCGGTGGCATTGTCTGCTTGTTTCTGAGCTGCAGTTTCGTTCAATCCCAGCTGTCTAAATAAGCTGTAAAATTTATTGTTTAATCCTTTGGTTGCCTCGATCTCTTTTTCTTTTGCATCTATCAACTTGTTTGTGAGATCGTTTAATACTTTTTCGTCCCTGGCATTTAGGTTCAATCTTTTGGTTAAATTTTTGAACTCATCGTTGACTCGTTTGACTTGAGATGCGCTGAGGATTGGCGCCTTGCGTAATTCGTTGATAAGCCTAGTGATTTCTTTGACTAAATCTTGGTTATATTTGGCCAGTAGCCGCTGCAGTTCCTGTTCATCCATGCGTAAAAACCCCTAAAATATGCTCATATAAATAGTGACAAGCACATTAATATAATGTATATTTATAGAATATAAAAATGACAGAAAACACCAACCCATTAAAACGCTACTACAGGCAGCCGCAGATCAGCATACGCTTGCCCAGCGGTGAAAAAAACTATGCTGAAACAGTGGTGCAGAAGACCGTCACGGGAGAACACCCTGTGCTGCCCATGACTGCGATGGATGAACTGGCCTTCCGCACGCCGGACAGCATGATGAACGGCCAGGCCACGGTGGATGTGATCAAAAGTTGCATTCCCACCATACAGGATCCATGGCAACTGGTCAATCACGACATAGACACAGTGCTGATTGCCATCCGTATAGCCAGCTATGGAGAGACCATGGACATCACGGCAGGAGTCCCGGGCACCAATCAAACACAGACACACACTGTGAACCTGCCACAGATGTTGGAAATCATACGGCAGGATAAGATCACAGATCACTGTGAGCTGCAGGATGGATTGAAATTGCACATCGCTCCGCTGACCTACAAACAGATCACAGATGCACAGCTGAAAACATTTGAACAACAGAGGATCTATGCGCAGGTGTCTCAGAGCAATCTCAGCGCGGAAGAAAAGACCAAGCGTTTCACGGAGAGTTTCCGGGTGCTGAGCGATCTCAATGTGGAGCTGCTGATCAACAACATCCAACGTATCCAGCTGCCCACGGGAGAGACGGTGACCGACAGAACTGCCATACTAGACTTCATCAAGAACGCAGATGCCAGGGTCATCAGAGAACTGGAAAACAAACTGGGCAACATCCGCCAGCAGGGTTCCATCAAGCCCGTCAGGGTCAAGGCCACGGAAGAGCAGATCAAGGCCGGCGCGCCCGCCAACTACGAAGTGCCCATCACGTTCGACAACGCAAATTTTTTCGTATAAAATTATTATCGCTCTCGGAATCTGACCTCATAAGATATCTCAAGGACCTCGAGACTGAAGGCAAGAGCATCAAGCACGAGCTGTTCAAGATCTGTTGGTACATGCGCGGTGGAGTTACCTATCAGGAAGCGCTGGCGCTGAGCCCCGCGGATCGCGACATAGTGTCCCGCATAGTCAAGGACAATCTGGACGTCACCAAGAAAACCGGGCAGCCATTCTTTTAACAGTTGTGCCCTGCGAGATGTGCTGCGCACATCTGAAACTTCGCTTGCGCTCGTTTCCTTTCCTAGTCCTGCTGCAGTGATTGCCAAGCGCGATGCGACAGCATCGTGCGCCTTATGTGCTAGATGAGCAGTCACAATTCGGCTATCGCTAGCCGAATCGACCGACCCTGCATATGTGCTGAGTTCGCAGTCACCATACATCGCTGCTGTCGCCGGGCGGTTGTGCTGTACCCGTTAGCTCATTCATTACAACGCGAATCCATGTGGTCTCTGCATGATGATCCCACCTGGACCTGGAGTTGGATCTGTTTCCCAGAGCTCCATCCTTTTTGCCTGTCGCGTCAAGTGATTCGCCGCCCACCTGCATGGGAGTAGTTCACTGTTTTACCAAGGACGCTATAGAGCCTATTGTATTTTTTTTTTTGATTTTAAGATGCCTGTGTCATGTGTATATAATATGCGTATATTATTCTCAAGTGATTCTTGAGTTTAAATACGCACATGCAGTGGATCTACAGAAACCAGCCAGTGACCGAATTACCAAATGATTGTGTGGGGTTCGTATATCTCATTACCAACATGGAGAATGGTCGCATGTATGTGGGCAAGAAGCTGTCTAGATTCAAGACTACGCGATACAAGATGCACACGCAAAAAAACGGAAAAAAAGTGCGCAAAAAAATTCGCGGCGCTGTGGACAGCGACTGGCAAGACTACTACGGCAGCAGTGATCAGCTGGAGCGAGACATAGAAGCTTTGGGCAAAGATCGATTTCGGAGAGAAATACTTTTCTATTGCAGGAGCAAAGCAGAATTGAATTATGTGGAGGCCCGTGAACAGTTTGCCAGGAAAGTTTTGGAGTCTGATCGATACTACAATGGACACATCCGCGTGCGAGTGCATGGATCACTGATCATTGATAAAGAATTATGATCCCATCATAAAAAAAGCCTGCACATTGGTATGCACAGGCTTTTTAAATTCCAAAGGTTTTAACTAGGCTGCTGCGTTCTTCTCAGCGTTTTTAGTTTCTTGGATTTCTTTTCTTCTTGCTTTTACTAGTTTTCCTAATTCGGCAAGAGCTTTTCTCGCTCGGGTTCCCGAAGCTTTGATACCTTTTTCGGTGAACTTTTGGTTCTCTTCAGAATAGGTCTGAATAGAGGCCATGATCGATTCATGTGTATTTGACATGTATTCTCCTTTGTTGTATTAATTAATACATCTGTATTGTATGCTGTAAAAAAGCGTTAGTCAATACCTAAATGACAATGTCCACGTCATTGGCATAACTGGTAAAACCATTTTCTTTTACCACTTTCAACACAGAGTTCACTCTGGATATCAACTCGTCCTTGTGTGATATCAAGAATATGTTCTTGGACTGCGTCCTGCTCATCTCTTTCAAGACTGCCATGGAGCTCTCCACGCCAGATGTATCCATGCCGGCATCGATTAATTCATCAATGAATAGCAGGTTGATGTGCTGGTAAAGTCCTTCCCACACGTCACGGAACGCCCAGCTCAGGCTCAGTATCAATCGATTTCTCTCTCCCCTGCTGAGGTTATCAAAATCCAACTCCCTGCCCAGCTCTTCGATCCTCACATTGAGATCAGACAAGAATACCACCGTGTGTGGTAATTTAACCTGTGCGAGATAAAATGCCAATCGTTGATTGAGATAGGTCAAGTTCTGCTCTATGATCCTTGTTCTAATGAATGAATCCTTGGCGGTCAATAGTTTATACAAGAATTCTTGATGTTTGAAAAGGTCCTCCATCTCGTTGGCCTTTACATAATCCACTTTCTGCACAGCGCTTGTTGTTAACTCGTCGATCTGTTCTTGGTATGGATTTTCTTTGGCAACGGTCTGATCCAGCTGCCTTTTGAGATCCTCCACAGAGCTCTTGTGATTGTATGCTTCGTCGATGCTGTCATAATAGGTGTCCGGCACGGATCCCAGATCTCCGATGGCCGTGATGTCATTTTGTATCTCTGTCAGTTTTGTAGATAACGTGTGCTCATAATGTGTCTGCTCCGTGAGATCCGTTTTGAGCTTGTCGACGAGATGCTCGTGCTTGTCCCCGTGCAGGTCTTGTTCGCAGGTGGGGCACGTGGCCTTCTCAGCGTACTCCAGATCCTTCACAGTCTGTTCTTTCTGTCTGGTGGCCTTGGTCAAAGAGTCTTCGTGATAGCTCTTCTCTTTTTCCAAATTCCTCAGAGTCTTGGAATCATCTGTGTGTTTGGCCAAGCGTTTGTGGCTATCTAATTCGGTTTGGATATCCACTCTCTCCAGTTCTTCTATGGCAGATTCAAATTTGGTGATGTCTTGGTTTTTCTGTGTTTGCCACGCAATGCTCCTCAGTTCGAATGTTTTGATAGACTCTTCAACTTTCTTGTTGCTGGCCAGGATGGCATCCAATCGCATTTTTTCTTCGGCCAATTCCAGTTTGGTCACTCGCATCTGCTCTTTCAGCAGCTCTGCCTTCTCGCTCAACAGGGTGATGCCTAATAATTGTTCTATGATCTCCCGCTGCTCCGCCTGTTTGGTCGCCAGGAACGGCTGCGTATAGGTGTTGAGTGCTATGATGTTCTTGAACATGGCATGGGTCATGCCCAATAGTCTATTGATCTCTTCCTGGGTCTCCTTGTTCTCTCCCTGAGCCTCGTTGTTGTCGTCCGTGCCGTCTGCCCCGGAGTTTTGTTCTACCTCATTGATGAAGAATTTCAATATCTGTGGTTTCCGGCCTCGCTCGATCTTGTAGTTGACTCCATTCTTCTCGAAATTCACAGTGACCAACATGTCCTTGTTATTCGTCTTGTTCACCAGGTTGTCTCTTCTTATCTGCGTCAATGCCTCGCCAAAGAACACGTAGCTGATAGCATTTATGATGGTGGTCTTGCCAGTGCCATTTCTAGCCCCCGCGTCGTCACCGCCCAGATCCATGTTCTCGCCGATGACCAGCACCAGGTGCTTGCCGTCAAAACTCACGGCCTGCGTGTGGTTGCCCACGCTCATGAAGTTCTTTACTGTGAGATCTCTAATTGTTAACATCTAAGTTGTTGTAAATTGCCATCAGTATTTTTTTATCATAGGTCTGTGAATCCACTGCTTCCAATTGCTTGATCACGATCTGATCCACGCTGTCAAATTTTTCCACGTTTACCATTGGTTGATCTGCTTGATTAAGCTGTTCAGGTATCAATTGCAGTTCCCTCAATTGATATTTTTCCATGAATGTCTCCCTGATGAAATTGGCTTCTTCATAGGAAATCTTGATGTCCAAACCCACACGCACATACATCCGCGATGCCAATATGCTGTCAGCATCGGACAACAGCTGTGATATCTTCACATTCCTGTATTTTGGCATGTTGGGATAGTTGATGTATTTTGGCTGTCCACCATATTCCAACACCATCATGCCGCGCTCGTCGTCTCCCGCGTCCGCATAGTTGTGGGGGAACGCGTTGCCGATGTAGTGTATGTTGTCTCTGATCTGCCTCTTGTGGAAATGTCCTGTGAACACATATTCCTGATTCACGAAGTGTTCTGCCTTGATTGTGCCCACGTCTGGCATGTCCACCATGGCGTTCATCTTGAAATATGGCAGTTCAAAATGTCCAAAGATGTATCTCTGTTTCAGATCTCTTATCTGACGCCACTCGTCCTGTACTATCCACGGCACTATAGCCACATCATCTGCCAATACCCAGTCATTGACGATCTTTATGTTGGGAATGTTCCTGCAGTATTCCATGCTGTTTATTTCCCTCTTGTCTCTGTAGAATAGGTCGTGGTTGCCCATCATGACATAGACTCGCTCAAATGCCTGGCCCAGCCTCTCCATGTTGCTGACCGTGTAGTTCATGGTGCTGACATTAGTGGCGCTTCTGTGGTGATGCCAATCTCCCAGGAATATGCAGGTCTCACAGCCATGCGCCTTCGCTTGCTCGATGAACCAGTAGCAGAATGCCTCTCCGTCGTCGTTGTGGACCCGGCTGTTGCCCTTCAATCCAAAATGTATGTCAGTGAAGCAAGCGACCTTTTTAAAAAATGCCATAGTTGGATATTATTTTATTTTGTCCTCTGTTGCAAGTGATAGTTTGCCAGATGCCTTCAACTGTCGGTTCATTTCCTTGATAGCGGCCTTGCTGTAGACTTTCACTGGCCCTTGCAGCTCTTTTTGTCGACGCTTGGCCTGCGGAGTCTCGCTCTCGTTCTTGGCCTGCCGGGTATAGCTGGGCATCATCTCGTTCATCTCCAGTATGTCATCACGAATATTTTGATTTTTCTTTTCGATGTTAAGTATCCTGGTAAACGAGTTTGTTATAGCCGCCGTGTAGTAGGCGAAGGGATTTTCAGATTTGGATTCGTCAAATTGCAACCCGATCTGGCTCAATTGCACCAGTGCTTGGGAACGCATCTCGTCCACATAGGTATAACCTCGCCAGTTGCTCCTCTGGCTGTATCTCTCCGCTAGTTTCAGAAACATGTGGGCCAACGTCGCAGTGATCTTGCCGTGATCATTGGAGAAGCGTCCATTGCTCATGCCGCCCACCCAGTGGCTCTTGCCCACGCAGATCAGTTGTCCCTTGTCGTTTATTCTATAGTGTTGGAAAGGTGGAAAGTTGACCTTGGTGTGATGATCCGCCCTGGTCTTGGGATTCTTCTTTCTCTCGCTGTCTGTGGTGATGTGATCAAATGTCATCACTCGAAACACTAGATCTGTCTTTTTAACTTTCCTTGGAGATACTTCATAATCACTCATCTTGATTCGTTTGTTGCCTGCCTTTTTGGCTTGTTCCCATGCTTCTGCAGTGAGTCGTTTGGCATGTATTTTCCTTGCCCGGGAGATATTGGCACCGTTGATTTTTTTGATGTCGTTCACGATCATGTCATATTGACTGTCATCTGTGCTCACGTAAGAAGAATAGCTATTCTTGCTCTTGTGTATCTCGGACAGCAAGTCACGATTGTTTAGATAATTTACTTTCTTCATCTTCGTAGATCCTTTGTTTTTTGAATATTTTTTGGGTGTTTTTAGTTATAAAGTACGCCTAAAATGGTGCCTATAAATACAGTTGTTATTATAAGAGTTTTTTTATGGATTTACAACCTAATATCGAGCAACAAAATTCCAGCACAGGAGGCATAGGCAAGGTGCTGTCCAACGTGGGTGGTAAAATCTTCAATCGCACACTGGGCAGGCTGTTTGGCAATGGTCTTAACAAGGGCGCAGAAGCCAACATGAAACTGCGAGGATCAGCGCAGTGGACCGTGCGCAGCGGAGCACAGGATTTTAGAGTCAAAGTGGTTTTGCCAACAGACAGTCAATTGCAATCAATATTTTTTGAATCGGGCAGAGACGACGACGGCGGAGTATTGAGAAATAATGTGCTTGCTCCCTTGGCCAGCACTGGTGGAGTGATATTCCCCATCACCCCTTCCATCATAATCAATCATTCGGCATCTTACAATACATTGGCCCTGACACACAGCAACTATCCATTCTATGCATATTCACACAGCGAGGTGCCCAGCTTCACAGTGGTGGGAGAGTTTCCGGTGCAAAATCAAGAGGATGCGCGCTACTGGATCGCCATGCTGCATTTCTTCAGGTCAGTGACCAAGATGTTTTTTGGAGCCGATGATGATGGGCTCAAGGGAAATCCTCCCCCAATACTGAGCCTCTCGGGCTACGGATCACATGTGTTCAACAAAGTGCCGGTGGTGGTGCAAAACTTTTCGATCGATTTGAGAGCCGACGTTGACTATATTTGCACTGTGCAGAGCAGGGAAACAAGACAAACATTCATTGGGCCACAATTATTACTGACAGATAAAAATACTTCATGGGCTCCCACAATGAGCCAGGTCACGCTGCAACTGCAACCGATCTATTCTAGAGAATCGGTCAAAAATTTCAGCATGCGTAAATTTATCAGTGGCGACTTGAATGATAGAAATGGAATAGGATACATCTAATGGCCAAATACAGCAACACGTCTCCGTATTTCAACACATCTCAAAACAACAT